CAACCACTTTTTGTTTTTTGAGTTCTTCCATATGTTGTTTATGGAGTTCTTTTCTTTTGGTGTTATCGTTTATTTCAAACTTAATTAATTTAATCTTGTCAATAACTCCGTCAATAAATACAATTTCAAATTCAACCCAATAGTCATATACACCACCATCATTATTTTGATAATCATACATACGAATGGTTTTGGTTGTTTTTACATGAGTCCACCAATGTTTGATTTCTTTTATAATACCAAACTTTTCAGAAAATGTTTTACCATTTGGATCGCCATCAATGTGTTCTCGCTCACATTCACGCAACCATAGTGTACCATCTTCACGGATTTCATAAGAATCCAATCCGCAATCTAAATCTTTGGTTTGAAAAGATTCAGCGATATATCCCTTAGTATCTTCCGGAAACGGAAGTGGATACTTACATACTATGTCATCATACATTCCCATAAATTAGTTTCCTCGATTTTTGTGTTCTTGAATATCGTAAAGAAAATTACGAAATAAAACGTAATCTTCAACGTCTACTTGTTTTTCACCGGCAACTTTCCAATTTTTAATATAATCTAAGATGGTATTAACATAATAGCCTGGAATGGTAATTGTTTTACCATCAAACGTCAAATCATCGTGTTGAATAATGATGGGGTGGATCGTTTTATCTTTAATTGTTAGTTCTACTTCCATATAATAAGAGTCTATACCGAATCGTGGATTTTGTCAATATAAAAAATTAATTCTGCAAAATAAAAATAGATATAAGGGATGAAAGGAATTATTCTAGCGGGGGGGACTGGTAGTAGATTATATCCATTAACCAGTACAATAAATAAACAATTGATGCCTGTATATGACAAGCCAATGATTTATTATCCATTTAATACTCTTATTACATGTGGGATTACTGAAATTTGTATCATTTCTTCCCCGGACTATTTGCCACTTTACGAAAAGTTATTTGGTGACGGAAATCAATTAGGTTTGAAAATTACCTACAAAGTTCAGTACAAACCAAGAGGAATTGCTGAAAGTTTTATAATCGCTGAGGATTTTATTGGTAAAGATAATGTTGCTTTAATACTTGGTGACAATATATTCCACGGAATGCCCAGAGTCAAGCCTTTACTTGAAGGCGCAATTATTTTTGGTTATGAAGTTACTGATCCAACCGCTTATGGAGTTATTGAGTTTGGAGAAGATAATAAGGTTTTAAGCATAGAAGAAAAACCAAGCCAACCCAAAAGCAAATTTGCGGTGCCTGGCTTATACTTTTATGATAATAAGGTAATTGAATATGCTAAAATACTCAAACCTTCATCAAGAGGTGAACTTGAAATAACTGATTTAAATTTAATATATCTTGACAGGGGCGAACTTACTGCTATAAAATTTGCAAGAGGCACAGCGTGGCTTGATGCTGGAAGTGCTGAAACATTATTTCAAAGTAGTGCTTATATACAATCAATTCAATCTAGACAGGGTATAAAAATAGGATGTATAGAAGAAGAGTGCTTAAAGCGCAAATTAATAAATAAAGCGCAACTTAAAAACCTCATTGACAAATTACCAAATTGCGAATACAAACAATACCTGAGCAAATTATTATGATTATATTATTCGGCGCAACAGGCTACATTGGTAGCGAATTTAAAAAGCAACTAGAAGAACTTAAAGTTCCTGTATTTTTATGGTCAAATACTAGAGTAACCACTTTTCAAGACTTAGAAAATTGGTATGCAGAAAAGGGTTATCCACTAATTGAATACGTTATAAACGCAGCAGGCTATACCGGCAAGCCCAACGTAGATGCCTGTGAATTACACAAGGATGATACTATTCATGGTAATGTAATCTGGCCAACCATCTTAACCGATTGGTGTATTTTAAATGATATTCCTCTGGGTCACGTATCCAGCGGTTGTATCTACGAGGGTAAAAGAGCCGATGATCAACCATTCACAGAGGATGATGAGCCAAACTTTAATTTTAAATATAACAATAGTAGCTTCTATAGTGGTACCAAAGCAATCGCTGAAACCATCGTTGGTAAGTGGGAAAAGAGTTATATTTGGAGACTTCGTATTCCGTTTGAAGAATTTGATAACTCCAGAAACTATATCAGTAAGATTTTAAAATATCAACTACTTCTAGATGCAGAAAATAGTGTAAGTAATAAACAAGAGTTTGTAAGCGCTTGTATTCAAACACTAAATAAAAAAGTACCATATGGTATTTATAATGTTACCAATAGTGGGTATATCACAACCAAAGGAATCACTGAGAAGTTCAAACAGACGATTGCTAAAAACAAAATCTTCACGTTTGTTGACGAAGTAGAGTTTTACAAAAATGTGGTTAAAACCCCACGTTCAAATTGCGTGATGAGCAATGAAAAGTTGTTGTCAACTGGAATTAAAATGAGAACCGCTGATGAAGCGGTTGACTATTGTTTAAATAATTGGACTATATGAATATAATAGTAACTGGTGGTAGTGGATTTATTGGAAGCCACTTTATTGAAGAAATCATCAATCGTGATGATGTAAAGAATGTATACAATATTGATTGTGGTACTTATGCTGCAAACAAAAATCTTTCTTTTGATAAACATCCAAAATATCATAAACTAACTCTGGATATTGCAGCACCATACTTTCCAGATCAAAAAAACTATCTTCACTCATTGACACCATCTCATGTGGTTCACTTTGCAGCTGAATCTCACGTAGACAAGTCTATATCTGGTCCCAAACGATTTGTAGAAACCAATATTATTGGTACATTCAATTTACTGGAAATATTCAAATCTTATAATCTTAATAAATTTATACACGTATCGACCGACGAAGTATATGGTAGCTTAGGGTTCAAACAATCATCATTTGATGTAGATAGTCCATACAGACCCAATAGTCCATATTCTGCCACCAAAGCAGCCAGTGATCTATTGGTCAGAAGTTACAACAAAACATATGGTACTCCTACGATTATAACCAATTGTAGCAACAACTTTGGTCCAAGACAATTCCCAGAAAAGTTGATTCCACTAACTATAAATAAGTTAAAGAACAAAGAACGTATACCTGTGTATGGTAACGGAGAGAATATCAGAGATTGGATCTATGTTAAAGACCATGTTAACGCTCTAATTAGTGTTACACTAGATGGTGTTGCTGGAAAACAATACTTGATTGGGGGTAACAACGAAGTGTCTAATGTAGAACTATTACACACGATTGTTGCTGTATATGAAACTATCACAAATCAAAAAGTTGATTGGGACTGGTTTGAATATGTAGATGATCGGCCCGGCCACGACTTTAGATATAGTATAGATAATCGGGATTTCAGCATGGAATTTCCAAACTTTAAGTTAACTTCGTTTGAAACTGCTATTAATGAGACTATTCGATCATATTTATAAAATGTGCCGATTAGAATTTATTCTAAAAACGCCAAAAGTCTAAAACTTTCTGAAGAAAAGGCTTGTTCTAAATTAATCACTAGTGGTTCCATATACTCGCTGTATGTGGAATGTTGCACACCAGATAGTACTCGTAAAAACAGAGTATTTTTAATAAAAGATAACGGAGTTGTTGTAGGGTGGAGTATTATACAACAACTTAAAAAAACGTCAGGAAAACGTACATTTCAATTCATGATTTATATTAAACGTAAATATAGACGAATTGGTTTGGGTACCAAACTATATAAACGTAGCAAAAAGTACTTTGAATTAACCGATGCACAAATAAAGGTTTTTTCAACAACCAATTATAACTCTTTATTTTTTGACAAGGTAAGAACTAATTTATAGAGTCTTTTCGTACACAGCCAACTTTGGATTTGCATATCCAAACTTCTTTACAAGTTGACCAGCAACACTATTTGCTTCATCTTCAATTTCACCACCAACATCTTGAGTTGGACCTTGAATCTTTCCATTTTGATTTTGTTGATGATGAATCAATTCATGTGCGATACTTCTTAACACATCTGCTACACCTCTGTTTTTACAATATACCTTTATATCACCGTTTGTTGCATTGTAATAAGCATAAGTCTTTAAATCTTCGTCACGATTTTGAGCTAACTTGACTTTGAATGGTTTATTCAAGTTTAGCTCGTTGCTAACGAACTTTAAAAATTTAACAATTATGTATTTAGCTAATTTATCCACGTTAATAAATATATTAAATACCAGCTTCTTTATATGATAATTTCACAATACCTTCATCGATAAGACGTTTACGATTGATTTTATGTTGACCTTGCACCTTATCTTTGTTTTCACCCATATAACGAACTGCATAACCACTACTTATTAGTTCATCGTTCAAAACTTTCTTGGTTTCTGGATGTACAATCTCGCCAAGCAATCTTCCAAACTTTTCTCTACCACTACTATCTACATCATCACTGATATGGGTACGTAGAATTACATATTTGTCCTTACATCCATCAATAAACTTTTTTGCAAAGTCTTTACTAACCAAACCAAACACCTTTTCAATTTTGTCTGACGTTCTGCTTTCTGGGGTATCAACACCAAGAAGTCTTACCTTTTGATCTGTTAGTTTTACGTCAAAACCCAAGTCGATGTCTACAACAACTGTGTCTCCATCAACAACGTCAATTACTTTAGCATGATATTCGTATGGCATATTATTTTGTTTGTGGTGCAAGTATTTTACTCCAAAATCCCGTTTTTGAAACTTTCAAGTCGGACTTCTTTTCAGATTTTAATTCTTCAGTCTTTGACTTAGAATCCTTCGATTCGTTTATCAATTCAATAGTTGTACCTCCATCACGGATATTCAACTTAACTAAAACTTCTCCAAATTTACGTGGTTCTTCAACCTTGGTGGTAAAGGTATATCCCTTTTCATTAACACTACTACGCATTTTTGTTGCCAAGTCTAGATTTTCTTTCTTTAGAAGTTCAATAGCGAGTTGATACTTTTTAAGTTCAGCTGCCAACGTATTTCTTTCTTGAGTTAACTCGTTGATTCTAGAAAGCAACTTATTCTCGTCATTTTCACTCTTGGCCTTGGATAACTCACCACCCAATTCCGCCAACTCAGCTGTCATCTTGATGATAGTATTACGAAGAGCTTTTGCATCATTTTCCAATGCGGTTTTTTCATTAACCAATGAGTTAATCTTTACATCCTTTTCATCAATTGACTTTTTGAGATTGTCAGTCAATCCATTTAAAGTAATAAGATTGGTTTGAATAACCTGAAATTTTAGATTGTATTCTGTAATAAATCCTTCAAGTTCTTTCTTTTTTGTCTCGGTTGTATTAAGATTCTTGGATAAAGATTCGTTTTGTTGAGTTAAAGACGTTACCTCAGTACCATACTTCTCGACTTTAGAACTCAAAGTGAGAACATAGTATGATAGAAAACCAAAAATAGTAACTGCCAGAATTAATCCGGCTAATTTATACTTTGCAATCTTCTCATGTTCTGATGGTTCATTTGTAACCGGTGTTGTATCAATTTGATTTTTATTCATAACTTCAATAATTTTTTATTCTAACGTCAATAGATATTTTAGTTTATTCAATTCAGCCAACATTTCGTCTCTGATATTCAACAAGTCGGTATCAGATGATTCCAATCCTTTAGGAAGTTCGTTAACTAAATAGTCAATATATTTATCCACAAAGGTTTCTGTAGATAAATCTTGATAGTTTTTCAATTCGATTGTAAATCCACTTTTACTTTGAATACGACCATATTTACCCATCAATACTTCGATGAACTCATCAATCGATTCGGCAAATGCGTCATATGCACCACCCAACGCTTGATGTTCAGAATACTTTCTTGTTTGCCAGTGATGGATTTTTAATTGGTTTTGTAGAGTTAAAAGATTGGTTACTATCATATATGTTATAAATATATGACAAAAATTAAAATAAACCAAAACATTATATCGTTGGGTATTTATATTATGTTATGTTATGTTATTCTCTAAAAAACCGAAAAGATTATGTGGTATACCTTGGACAGGTGATGGACGATATAGTCATAGTTTTGATTTCATTGACCGAGATGTTGTAAATGAACCAAATACATTAATATTTAAAAACAAATGAATTGTGTATTACACTATTTAGAAGATGTAAACGACATACCCATGTTGGAAAATAACTACGACTTGCTTTGTCCAGTATTTGATAAGCAATATGTAATGTCATTCATACCAAATGCAATTCCCAATAGACAATTCGAACAATTATTTTACAAAAAAATAGACTTTTTAGATGATATACACAAGGAATATTCAAAATATTTTATGTTGTATCAAATTAACAGATATGCACAATCTAAAAATCACAGAAGAATTTTGTTTATATCATCAAAAACCAAGTTGAAATCTACTGATCAACTACCAGATTTAATAAATAATATAAACGCATTTGGTCCAGATCTAATTAAATTCGAACTAAATGGAAAAAGCTATGAAGATATGTACATATTTAGAATAAGTGTTCTTGATAATAATCTGGATTACGCAAATTGTAAATATGAAGACTATCTTAACAGAACTGTATATAATGGATATGAAGTATATATAAATAGTCCATTCAGTTTAACCAAAAACTTGGATGAGTTTATATGAAATGCGCTATACACGTTTTATATAATAAAAACGATTTATGTAATATAGAACATAACTACAAAATATTATCAAAAACTATAAACCACCATTTTTTAATAACCTTTATAAGAGATTTTTCTACTACTTGTAAATTTGATCAAACATTTTGTAAGGAAAGTAAATTTGATACATCAATTGATCAAACCCTACAATTCTTCAAGGTATTAGCAGATATATTAAATTACTTAAATATTAAAAAATTTAAAAACACATTTATAATTTCAAGTAATTTAAAATTACACGAATACAAGTCGATTCCACTAACATCATTACTTGAATGTGTAAGATCAATAGAAGAATCAGATTTTGTTATTTTTATTAAAAATGGAGAAATAACGGATAAATTAGTACTAGCAAGAATTGGTTATTTAATATCAAATTTAGAATATTTTGATTGTGATATTGAATCGTTCAAAAAAAGAACAAACAATAGAGACTGCAAATTCTATAGAGAATTGTTTTTGAGTAGTCCATATAAGCATAGTCGAAACTTAGAGGATTATATATGAAAGATGTGATATTATTTTTAACTAGTCCTTCAACTGAAGAGAAAAAACAATCGGCATTAACAAATCTTCGTCAATTGAAGAAGTTAAATAAGGATATAATAATACTATCAACTAATCATATAACTGATCTAGAATTTCATAACATTGCAAAATATATAATAATTGACGAAAATAAGAATGTAATATCCAAAAAAACATATCATAAGTTGGTGGGATATCCAACACCATATCGTAGTGCTAAAGCAGTTTTTCATTATTCAATAAACAACAATTGTGGATTAAATATAATTGTATACCAAGATACCAATTATCTCAATGTATATAAAAACACAAAAAATATCATAAGTTTTGCAATTGCATTAAAATATGAAAACTTCTTATTTGTTGAAGACGATCATTATTTCTCAGATACAGGCGTTGATCGTATAAACAAATACTTCCAAGACATTAAATCATTAAACGCTATATACTTTACAAATAAATGGCAACATGAAATCATAAGAAGTCATTTTTGGTTTGGTAATTGTAAGTATTTTCAAGAATCCATATTAAATAAGTTTCCAGAATCTATAGATGATGTTGATTATAACCATCCATATTTTTCTTTTTATGAAATGTTTCTTTATACTCAAATGTATATCGATGTGCATAATAAAAGTAATATAGTATTTGAATCGTTGGATAACAATCCATTTAATAAACTATTTGGTAGTGATTCACAACTAAACAAACATAATAAAGATAATCATCAAAATTCAGACATATCATGTAATATACTTTATAATTTGAAAAACAACAAACCCACTTTCTTTTTTGTTAATAGGTCGTCAAAGAAAACCAATATGAGTGTTATTGTATATAAAGACGGCGTGGTAGTCCTTGAGAGATTATTAAAAATAGATAACGACGAGTTGATTATAGAACCTATATCTATAGATGGTGAAATCAAAGTAGAAGTTGATGGTTATATAATAAAAACATTTAACCTTAATCATGATAATATTTTGTTTAATGGTTATATAAGTTGAAAATATGAATGATGTAATACTATTTCTAACATCTCCACGAACGCCAGAACGTGAATTGTTGTCATTGATAAATTTAAGACAACTCGCTAAATTAGGAAAAGATATTATTGTATTATCTACCATTCCTAATATAAACGAAGAATATTATAGATTAGCCAAATTGGTAACCTTTGATTTTTTCCAAGGCAAGATAAGTAAGTTTTTTTACAAAAAAGCCAACACATACTCCATACCATATTTAAAGCCATATGGAGCCTATTATTACTCATTCTCAGATCCAAAATATCTTGTATATACAGATACTCACTTTTTAAGTGTATTTAGAAACACCAAGAATTTAATCAAATTAGCATACGCGTTAAATTACAAAAACTTCTTTTATGTTGAAGATGATCATTACTTTTCTGATACTGGATTGGCTAAATTAAATGAATATTTCTTAAGAATTGAACACAATGCTATAAACGCAATATATTTTACAAATGTGTGGGAGGGATTGTCTACAACAAAAGTCACACACCCACACTTTTGGTTTGGTAATAGTGCATATTTCAATGAATCAGTACTTCACAAGTTTCCAGAAAACTATGATGAATTGGAATCTCAATTTCCATATACATGCGATTATGAAACATGTTTATATAACATCACATATACGAATATACATAATAAAACAAATGTGATTCTTGAATCAATAAAAGAAGAGGGATTTAAATCTTTATTTGGATCTGATACAATAATTAATCAAATATTCTCACACTTTAACATATCAGATGATTCTAGGATAAACATAATTCCATATAAACAGCCAAATTTATATAAATTAATATTGAACTTTAAAAAGTTTGAAATCTCAGATGATTTTATTTACGTCAAGGTTTATGTAAATGATGAACTACTAGTTGGTGTATCTCTTAAATTAAAAGAATCATTGAATGTAATAGATTTGAATCTAAACCTAGACAATAAACCAAATGTTAAAATTGTATTTAATTCGGATGTTGTAAAAGAATTTAAAGAGTTAACCAAAGATAATGTATCAAAAAATGGATCGTGGGACGATTTATAGATATTTATATAAAAGAATATGACTCCAGAAACATACATAGTGGAGTGTGCAAATTGGAAAGCCAAGGTGGACTTTACCAATACAAGTAGTTTCGAATCTACGACAGATAAAATATTCGAAGTCTGTACATTAGCATTTGAAAACATATTCGCAAACACTTATAATTCAGATCAGGTGATGGTGTTTGAATTAAAAAACTCAACTGGTGTAGATTACTTCAAGGATTTAAAAATGCAAAGAATTCCAGATCCATCATTTGCATTATTAACCAAAGCATATAGTCTAAAAGACGAAGACAATGAATCTAAACATTACTTTGTATTAACAAGATCATTGTTAGAAAATGCTTCACTTCCAGATATGTTATTGGAATTAAAAGACTTTGAAAAAATTATGAAAAAGAATAACAAATTCTTTTACAAGAACTTGATTGACTTATTCAAAAACTGCAAAATATTAACCAACTTAAAATAATTATACCTCTTTGAGGGCCAAAGAGGGTAAACCTTGTCCCATACTATGTTCATATAGTATTGCAGCAGTAGATTGATTAAATGGAATATTTAAAGTATTTCTAACTCGGGTTTCCAAATCATCTCTCATTTTAACAATTTCATCAGACTTCAAAAAATCAGTATATACATAACTTACATAATTTTGTCCTGGTACACCTTTATAAAAGTTACTGGTTGTTGTATAGTCCAAAGTTTTGCTATAGAGATTATCTCCTGTCTTCTCAACAGTGTACTTGTAAATATTCTCTCCAATCTCTATAGACTTATCATAATAAGGAGTACCTGGATATGGTGTGATTACGGTACAATCAAAATCATCAGTTCCATTCTTAATCAAGAAGTCCGCAACATCATTGATAGTTTGTTCACTTTCACCTGGATGGCCCACACTCATCAGTGACTTAATCTTGAGTCCATACTTCTTACATTTCTCGATAACTTTTACATTATCATCGTAAGTAGCTTTTTTATTGATGTTCTGTAAGATACGATCATTGCCAGCCTCAAATCCACAAAGCAACCATCTAAATCCGGCTTCATACATCAACTTGGCTTGTGTATCAGTAAACAATTCACTTTTAACAAACCCTCTCAATCTAAACTCCACACCCAATTTTTGTTGTAACTTAATCAAGTCAGTCAACAAAGATTCAAATTGTTTATTTACATTGAGTTCATCATCATAAAACATGAACCCTTCTAACCCATACTCTTTATGTAAGAACTCAATTTCATGTAAAATATTATGACCACTACGAGTACGAATTCTTCTCAACGAATTACTTAGTCTACCACCACAAAATCCACAATTAAATGGACATCCCAATTGTGCTATAATACTCGTTGCCTTCTTACCATCAATAGTATAATGATATGACTCAAGATCAATCAGTTCTCTAGCAGGATATGGTAATATTTCATAATCCTCGTTGGTTAAGAAATATTGTTGTTTTGGATCATCACCATCAATAAATCTTTGTGTTGTTTCTATTGCTGGAAAAATAGCCTTCTCACCATCACCACTTACTAAACAATCAAAATGTTCTTCCAATACATTTTTGTTCATTGTAGAACGTTTGTTTGGATTGTTCTTATAAGCCGCATACACCAAAGTAACATGTGGACCACCCAATACAACTCTACTATTTGGTTTATGTTTCTTGATTAAATCTTTAATCTTAATTGAGTGTGGAAGTTGTGGTGTAGTTGCTGTAATGCAAAAGATGTTAGAATCTTTTTGCTTTAAATAAGAATCCATCACATCCAAGTAGTTTTTTATACCACTTAAATCTAATACGTTCAATTCATATTTGGATTGTAGTACAGCTGCAATTTTGAGTAAACCCAAACTTGGAAACACTCTTTCATCTAACAAAAATGGGGATGGTGGTATAATCAGTGTTATCATAACAATTTCAACATCGGTTAATTTACAACTTCAACTTTGCATTGCTTTTTATTAAAAAATCCTTCATCGATTAAATATTTGACTACAAAATCACATTGTGGTCTAAATTCCATCATATCCAAATCACTTGGTTTCCATATACGTATGGTCTTGGAATCTTTGACGAGAAATTTAATCCCGTGGATTTTTCCAGTATAATTTTTCATATAGTATAAATAGTGATGTTCAACCACGATAGTTATTTTAACTTGTAAAAAAACAAAGTCAAGTTATGATTTACATATGAAAGATAATAGTAGTTTTAATAATTGGTTTTTACAAGGTGTGTATTGGGTCGCTAGTAAATCTAAAGATCCCAAAACCAAGATTGGTGCAATCCTTGTAAAAGATCGCAGGATTATATCTACTGGATATAATGGTATTCCAATGGAAGTAGACGATTCTATAAATGAGCGTCATCAACGACCGGAAAAATACAAGTGGTATGAACATGGTGAACGCAATGCTATCTATGCGGCTGCTAGATATGGTATCAACACAGAAGGATCCACATTATATACCAACGCTTTACCATGCGCTGATTGTGCTAGAGGTATAATTCAAAGTGGTATCAAGGAAGTATACATACATAAACAATTCAATGATTTATGTGACGTTGCTCAAAGAGAACACTGGAAGGGTCATGACAATGTTACATTTACTATGCTCAATGAAGCTGATGTAAAAATCTTTGCAGTAGACACAGAATTGGGATGTAAAGCTTATTTTGATGGAAAAGAATACAACATATGAGACCTGAATTACAAAACTATTTATTAAAAAAGTTTCCAAAACTTTATACTGATTGTGGAGATCAAAAACCATTTACCCAATTTGGATTTGAGTGTGACGATGGCTGGTTCAGACTTATTCTTTGGTTAAGTCGATATCTTCAAGACTATATTGACCAACAAAACCAATGGTCAGAAAAATATCCAGACCAATATCTTCCGGTAAAACAAATCAAAGTTGCGCAAGTTAAAGAAAAGTTTGCAACACTTAGATTTTACGTTGATGGTGGTAATGAAAGAACTCAGTCTATAGTTTCATTTGTAGAGTATATGTCTGGATATATATGTGAACGTTCCGGTAGAACTGATGATATAGTAGTTAATTCAAAAGGATGGAACAAAACTCAACACATTAGTTTTGCTAAGAAGGGGGATAGTCTTAATTATGTAGATGATCCAGAACTTAGATCACTATTAAAAGAAGATCCGAACCAATTAAAATTCAAACTATGAAAGATATTATCATAATCAATGCTTATCCAAACAATGATTTTAAAATATCACTGTTGGAACAACAACTTTTTAACTTCAAACAATTGGGGATTAAAATAATGGTTGTATCTGGATGTGATGTTCCGGAAAAACTACGATCAAGCATAGATTATCTTGTAATAAACACGGACAATATCAGAATTGATAAAGATCACACATATAAGTGTATGGTTGAATTGAAAATGAAAGATACGGCATACTTGCACACGGTGTTCCATAATTGTGCATACGGCACATTTGGCAGTCATATGAATGTAACCATTTGTAAAAACATAAAATTATCATTTAAAATGGCACAAATGTTGGGATATAAAAACGCATTTTACACAGAAGATGATAACATATTCAAACCAGGATCTTTTGATTTAATTCGTGAATTTTTTTCTCAATTAAACAATAATGAATATAAATTAATTAGTGTAATAGGCGATCTATCTGATACTAAATGTATTTATACTACGTTTTTTGCAACAAATATTGATTTTTTATTGGAAAAATTTACAATACCAGATACCAAAGAGGGATATTATGATGTTAATAATATAATCAAATATCGTCTCAATAAACCACTTGAGGTTAGTTTTTATCATATATTACAAGATAATATTCATGAAATTAGAAGTATAGACGTTGAATTAAATAATTTAATATCTCAAAACTACGCTGAATGTAATAAGTCTCAACGAAATACTACAAGAGAGTGGGTGTATGATAGTCTTATTAAAATACTTGTAAAAGAAAATGGACTTAAATATATTATTATCCACAATTTATCATATTGCATTCCAGAAGAATTGAGAGAAACATTTCATGTGGAAATATATTTTGATGATGTGATTGTATCAAAAGAAATAATACCACCATGTGTTGCGTTTTATAATTCCATAAGTAATGATGTTAAGAAAGTAAGGGTAAAAATATTGGATAAATTCGAACGTGAATTAGATACCGATTATAATACAATTAAATACAATGGAATATTTTGGTCAGACTACTTATAAGTAATATGCTTTATTCTCGCTATAAAAATGAATCACCGGTTTATGATGAAGAAGAAATCGTTACTACCAAATCAAAAATCCCACAACAAATAAATGGTAATGAAATTTATTTTTATAGTCAAGTAGACTTAGAAAGCGTATACAATCTTAATAGAAGTCTTAGTGATTTGGAAAAACAAATGTTAATCACCCAAATCAACCTCGGATTAGATACACCCCCACCCGTAAAATTGTTTATTAATAGTGATGGTGGAGAAATATTCTCAGCCTTTACAACCGTTGATCGTATTAAAGCATCAAGAGTACCTATATACACATATGTAGAAGGCATAAGTGCTTCAGCCGCAACACTGATTAGTGTGTGTGGCAAAAGAAGATTTATAGGACAAAACGGTGTTATGTTAGTTCATCAGTTAAGAAGTTGGTGTGGTGGTACACATGAAACATTCAAGGATGAATTCAAAAACCTTGAATTGTTGTCAGAAAAAGTAAAGAAAATCTACTTGGAACATACCAAGTTTACAAGCGCTGATTTGGAAGAAATGTTAAAACATGATATTTATCTATCATCAAATGACTGCTTAAAATACGGATTGGTTGACGAAATCATTTAACTACTTATTAGTAGATTAAATGACAAATACTAGAAATAAAGAAGGATATTTATATATCATAAGTAATAATAACTTTCCAGGTTATTATAAAGTTGGCGTTACTAGCGATATAAAGTCAAGGTTACGTACATATCAAACCGCGTCTCCACTTCGTAACTATAAAATTGAATATTATATTAATCACTCGGATTGTTACGAAGCAGAAAAACAGATATCTAAAAAACTTCGTTACTTTGCTACTGAAATAAAAAATGAATGGTTTAAATGTGACTTGGAAATCGTTAAAGGACGACTAGACGAAAGTTTGGACAAAGAAGAAAATATTTTATTTGATTTGTACAAAAAGTGAGGTAATATAGAGAAGTTATGACTGGAATCGAAAACAAACTGATCTGTCTGAATCTTAATGCTAACTGGCAACCAATTGGCTTTAAGACCGTTAAAGACGCAATCGTAGATCTATGTGGATGTGATGTTGGTGGAAAACCAGCTACACTCGCATTGGACATTGATTATAACATTGACGATTTTGGCGATCCAATTCTCACCGAACCAAAGACCATGAACCCTGTTTCTTGGACTGAATGGTTGTCATTGCCAGTACGTCCTTGGGATCTAAGCATCAATAGCGCACATATGAAGGTTCGTGTTCCAACAGTTATCATTGCTGTTAATTTCAGCAAGATGCCTGTAAAGCAATTCAAAAACAAGCCAAGCAAGGATGCGATCTATGTACGTGATGGTGGTATTGACCAATACACTGGTAAAAAACTAGATCGTAACATTGCAACGGTAGACCACGTTATTCCTCGTAGCAAAGGTGGTGGTGATACTTGGGAAAATCTTGTGTTGTGTTCAAAAGACATTAACTCAAAAAAAGGTAATCGTTACAACAACGAAGTTGGTTTGAAGTTGTTAAAAAACCCAACTGCACCACAACCAGTTCCAGTGTATGCTTTGATCAAAGATGCTCGACACGTTGATTGGCAACATTTTTTGATCAAAAATTAAAAAAATGTAATATTTGGACAGGCATAAAATAGTTAATATAAGATACTTTTATGCCTGTCCTTAAAAACAAGACCTTTAACATAAACATTGATGGTCAAATCATCGAATTAAGCGGTGAAAGTATTTCATTTTTTTTAAAAGAAACCCGAAGAAAGTTTGCAACCAAAAAGTCTTTGGAAAAGTTTTACGTAAATCTATCTAAGATTTTTATACAAGGTTAACTACATCATCTATATTTATATATAATATGACGATTTACCAAAAATATGAAAGCCAGATTAATGAAGCCTATACCGGCGGATTACGTGCTTGGTTTGGTAAAGGATCAGTAGGAAGCACTAGTGGAGGAGGTTGGGATAGATATGATAGTACTGGCAAAAAGGCTGGTAAATGTGGTGATGCTAAACAAGGTAGTAGTTATAGTGCATGTTTAGGCAAAAAGTACGTTGCAAGAATAAGAGCCAAAGGTGGTAAAAAAGCAATTGCCAATTGGGTAAAGAAAAAAAAGTCAGCTCAAAGATCCGCAGGTAGAGGTGAAAAAGGTAGTGGTAGTAAAGGTCAATCACCAGTAAGAGTAAGTTACAAAGAAGAATTAAGCGAAATATTTGTAATTGCTCAAAAACAAGGTCTTAAAAAAGATTTAATCGATTTTTTAAGACAAGAGTTTCAAAATGGTAATTTAAAAGCAGTTCATGGTGGTATAAGTGCCACAGAGTTTAAGCCAGATGATTGGTTAGAAAGTATTGCGGATCATGCAATCAATCATATGATTCAGTACTTTGAAACTATACGTAGTCAAACTGAACGTAATATTTATTCCACAGTTCCTATAGTCAGTAATTAACAATATAATATTGAAAGTAGTTGAATTAGTTATATTTATATGGTATATAAGGATACATACTATATATGAATTATTACATTAAAGACACTACAATCAATCAGATTGTATATAAAAACAACGTAAATGAAGTAGTTAACTACTTAGAAGAACTTTGCAAAAAAGTTCATAAGAAAACCAGAAAGTCATTTATGGATGATATGGCTAACTTAGGTTATGGTTATGATGATCCTCAAGGCATTTACTTCACTGAACTAATGATAGAAAAATTTGATGTGGGTTTACGTCGTAAAGATGGTCGTCATGTTAGATCCAATATTCATGAACATGCTCGTAACGTTAAATACAGAAACGAAATGGGTGACTAATTATGATAAATTTGGATATCAAGTGGTCAGATCCAATTCAAATAGAAAAAAATGGAGAAGTAACATTTATTCGTGAATGGAAAATACCTTCTCAATACTTAAACCAATTCTTTGTTTATTGGAAAGTAAATAAGTTAAGCCTCAAAGACAAAGGTTATAGTGTTACCAAAAAAGAAAACGATTGGGTTCTGACCGAAACTAACGATAATCCAACACTCTTTAAAGAAAAAGCCGTTAAGAAACAAAAGTCGGATGAACCACTTCCACTCTATGAAGTAGTTAAACAAGATGGTTTGCGTCCATGGCAAGTAGGTGCTGTTGGTAAAGTCGTATCCTCACTTAACAAATGGGGTGCAGCCGTTGATGGTAGTGACGTAGGCATTGGCAAAACATATACAGCCTGTGGTGTTGCACGTGAATTAAACATGGATATATTGGTTGTATGTCCAAAAGCAGTAAAAGAAAGTTGGAAACGTGTAATCAAAAATCACTTCAAGATGTGGGGTAAATGTGTGGGTATTGTTAACTATGAAGCATTACGTATGGGTAAATCTGACAATGTAATTGCATCATATGTCAAAAGAAGAGATACCAGACGTAAAGAATTTGTTTGGAAAATACCAAAAAATACTCTTATTGTTTGGGATGAAGCACAAAAACTAAAAAACGCCAAGACCAAGAATAGTGAAACTTGTATGGCCGCACTCAAAGCTGGATACAAGATGTTGTTTTGCAGTGCTACTATGGCAACCAATCCACTGGAGTTAAGAACAGTGGGACAATGTATTCAGTTGTTTAAGAACAGCAAGCAATATTATGAATGGGCCTATGCACATGGAGTTGTAAGAGGTAGATTTGGCATGGAATTTACAGGCGATAAAAAATCGTTAGCCAAACTAAGCAGTGACATTTTTATAAATAGAGGTGTTCGTCTTAATCGTGATACCATACCTAACTTTCCAGAAAGTCAAATTACAGCGGAATGTTATGAAATGGAAAAAGAGGATCAAGACAAAATTAATAAAGCATATGGAGAAATGCAATTGGAGTTGTTAAAAATTGAAAAACAACTCAAAAAAGACAAGGGTCAAACCCAAATGGTTGCAATGCTTCGTGCTAGACAAAAAGTTGAAATGTTTAAAGTACCTCTCATTATAGAAATGGCCGAAGAAGGTATTGAGAATGGTATGAGTGTGGTTATATTCTGTAATTTTACCGAAACTATCAATGCATTATCAGATAGACTCAAGACCAAATGTATTGTCAATGGTGTTGTATCAGATAAAGATAGACAACAAGCTGTTGATGATTTTCAATCGGATAAAAGTAGAATAATACTTGTCAATATCGCAGCCGGCGGTGCAGGATTAAATTTACACGATTTAAATGGTAATTTTCCAAGATTGTCGTTAATATGTCCTTCGTACTCGGCTGTATTGATGCGACAATCCACAGGAAGAGTATGGCGTGATAGTGCTAAAACAAAGAGTATACAAAAGATTGTATTCGTGGCAAATACGGTCGAAGAACAAGTCTGTAATAGTGTAAATCAGAAACTAAGCAACCTAGATCTATTAAATGATGGAGATTTGAATTATGGCAAAAACTAAAACAATAAAGTTTAATGTAAGTTCCGCTAATTGGAAAATGAATGTTGATATAGACCCAGACATTTTTGATGATGCATATGTAGAAGCATGTACCAGAGCTGTTGAGATGAAATCAAGTTCAATTCATATGACCGAAGAAGATTTTCTGGTTAATCCAGTTATAATGTGCAAACCAATAAAATTGTCTGATGGTAAATCCAAGTATATCAATACATACAAAGTTTTATTAAATGCCAGTATGTTTGTACGAGCCGAAATTCTTAGGAAAATATTTGAAAGTACAACTAATGTAGACTTAGCAAAAGAACCACTATCAGCATCTTTAAAAAATGACTAACGAAAATCCATCTTACAATTTTGAATTAATTAACAAAAAATTAGCAGAACTTGATGCCTTAAAGGAAAAAATAGAAAAGTTATATAGTTTAAGTGAGATTGGTGATGATGTTAGACGAGAACTAGATGAATACAAAGTCCTTCGTGAAAAAGGTGTAAACATTCCACATCTAGAAAAAGAGTTTGCTGATCAGATATATCCAAGTAGAGGTGGCAGAAGTAAAAAGAATAAACCAATTGTTGAGTCGGAAATTAAAGAAGCATTAGAAAAGTCTACATCAGCCAGAAAAGCAGCAAAACGATTGGGTGTTAGTTATCAAACATTTAAAACATACGCAAAGAAGTATGGTGTACATAAAACACCAGGATGGCCACCAACCAAGAAAAACTTTGTGAACAGAGTATTGGTTGACCCCAATAAAGGTAAGTATCCAATTCAAGATGTGTTGGATGGCAAATATCCAAACTTTCCAGTACATCGATTAAAAGATAAACTGGTTAGATCCAATATCAAAAAAGCAGAATGTGAACAATGTGGTTTTCATGAACGTAGAATTACAGATGGTAAACTACCACTATTGGTAAACTTTGAAGATGGTAATAAACACAATCATGCATTGGCCAATCTAAAATTGTTGTGTTATAATTGTACATTCACCAGTGGTAAAGGATACATAAGTAGAGGGCCAAAGATATTTGACCCAGATATACTACAAGATAGTAAAAAGATTCTTAAACAAAGGTTTTAGTTTCTTGTAATAGTAAACATACAAGGTTTTGATAAATCAAATCGTACAGATTTGTCACATTTCATCTGTGATGTTTTAATTTCTACAAACTTTGAACAATTAAATTTGTTCCAATTTTTAGGCAAAACTTCATGTAGTGTAGTAATAGTATTACCTGAAGAATCTATAGTAGTGTATTGTATATATACAGATGTATCATCAGATCCATTATGCATAAAAAATTCGGTATTATTGTTGACGGGTGTCATTAATATACTACCATAAACTACATCGTTACGAAAACCAATATCGCCACCTGATTCACAAACACCGATATTTTCAATATGATCATATGTGGATGGTTTATCTAAATATTCACAATCGTTTTTGATTATGTTATAAAACAATTCTTCAAATACCGGAGATAAATTACGGCCGTATAAACTATGTATGAATTTTATATAATCTTCTTCGGTTTCCATCTCTGGTATAATCGAGTCAATGTAGTTCACATCAATTAGAAAAAAATTGGTTGTACAACCAAAGTCATCTTTGAGTATCATACACGTTTTACTTTTTTCAGTAGATCCAAAAGACTTGAATATGGTATTCATAAGATCATAATTCTTGAATACTATATCATATTCAGATCGTATCATGTGTTCATAACCATAACTTTTAAGAACCTTACAAATCTTTTTAATATTATATAATATGGTCCAATTTGTAAATCCGTGAATATAGCTTTTACCACTTAAATTAATTTCACCAAATTCATCGTATAGTTGAAACCTCCAATTTATAGTACTACACAAACTATATTTAGATTTATCAGTGAGTAGTCTGTTTTTTGAATCATATTCGAAATACTTTATGTTTTCAAACTTATCAAAGCTAATCATTTTGTTTGAAATGACAAAAACATCGAATCCTTGTTTAATGAAATTAGTTACATTATAATCAAACCACTTTTTCTTTTCTTCACTACTAATAAACGCATCTATAAAAATTGCAGGTTTCTTCATAATAAAAATAAGTATTTTGATTATTTTTTAATATTTAATTTTAAATGTCTAACTTTTCTCATTTATTATCAAAACACGGAGTGATGTCTAGTTTTAATATCGCTAGGAAAATAAAAACCAGTGATATCAATAAAATTAAGAATAACATTATTGACAAATCCGATTCAAAACCAGATATTCTTAACAAATTGATATTATTAAAACAAGAAAGTCGATTTATGGATGACATACCTGGATTGATAATAGATGTAGAAAAATCAGACATGATGATATACTTCGACGGACTTCCGACTCATGTAAAAAAAATTCTGGTACAAATATCAAATCAATTTGCTGCAAAGTCTATTGAAAAGAAATTAAATACACCAGAAATATTGGTGGCAATTCAACTGATATTTAATCAGTTAGGCATCGAATCCCAAGACCTACGTGACTTTAATAGAATGTTTAATAATCTTCCCCCACAAGATAATATTGATGATGAAGAGGACGATGATGATGGTGAAGACGATGAATTTTAAATATTATTTATTGTATTAACAAACCAACTAATTTGTTCTGGTGTAACACTATAATGTAATCCAACATACAAACCATTTTCGTTAATAATGTCTGCGTGAGGATAATCCCCATTAGCATATTTCTTAAATGCAGTTTGTTTTAATAAGTTACCACCAATAATAGGACGATATTCTATACCTTTACGTTTACAGAAGTTTTTAATCTTATCAATAGTTTCTTTATTTTTTGCAATAATTGGCAAACTAAATAAATTGTCTTCATTCTTGACTTGAACATTATAGAAAGAGTTTTGATCCAATAATGATGTAAATATCTCGCCACAGAATTTTCTATGACTTGTATATAAAGGAACACGTTTAAAATCTAATAAACCAATATACGCATGTATATCACTATTTCTAAAATTATTCCCTATACAATAAAAATCAAATAATGGATCTACATCTGGATTTTTATATTTTTCTTGATTCTCTGGTGGTAAATGACGATACATACCATGATTACGAATCATGTTGAATAGTTCATATTCTTTTTCATCATTGGTAAATACAAACCCACCCTCAACACTTTGTAACATATGACCAAAATAAGTGCTTGTGGTTGATGTAAAAAATGAAGCAATATTTCTACCCCTAAACTTTGTAAAGGTACTTTCACAACTATCCAACATGATTCTAACCTTATACTTGGTTTTAAGATAGTTCAATTTATCAATGTCAGGTGAAATACCTAACAATGCAGTAATAAAGATTGTTCCAACCTCCGGGTCTTTCTTGAGAATATTTTCTACTTGATCCAGATCGATTGATAGATTGTTCAATTTAACATCTACAAAAACTGGTTCAAATCCACACTTAATAAACGGAGTGATAGATGTAGCCCAAGTTACGGCCGGAAAAATGATCTTTCGTTTAGTTTCTACTTGATCAAGATAATAAGCAAGTAAAGTATTTGCTGTTGATCCACTTGATACAAATAAGGCATATTTACTACCAACGTATTTAGCCATCTTTTGCTCAAACTTTTGAACTTGTTTTCCATATGTCCAGAAATTGTTAGTATTTAAAAAGAATCCACATATCTTAAGTCTATCCCAAAACGTAAAGTGATTTGTATTTAGCTTCCACATATGATATATGTATGAATTTTAAAGTATGATTTATAATTTTATTTCAATTAAAATAATGTTGTATTACATAGAAAAAATACGTATCTATAAAGATTAATTGTATGGAAGTTTTAAACATCAAAGACGCACAGAGTTTTATTAACAATCGCAAAGTTGTATTTATTACCGGAGTAACAGGCCAAGATGGTAGTCACTTGGTTGATTATCTATTAGAAACCACCGACTATTTCATAATTGGTGGGGCCAGAAGACTAAGTACAAAGAATCACGAAAACATCAGTCATATAAAAAATGACAGATTCAAACTAGTTAACTTTGATCTGAGTGATGTACATAGCATAAACAAAATTGTACAAGATCTTAAACCAGATTACTTTGTCAATTTGGCAGCACAAACCTTTGTTGGTTCATCATGGGATTTTCCAGCACAAACATGGGAATGTAATACTACTGCTATTATTCATATTCTTGAAGCTATCAGACAACATAAACCAACTTGTAGATTTTATAACGCTGGCAGCAGTGAAGAATTTGGTGATGTTGAATATATTCCGCAAGATGAAAAACATCCATCTAAACCACGTAGTCCGTATGGTGCTAGTAAATCCGCCGCGAGACAATTAGTTAAAGTATACAGAGAAAGTTATAATCTATATGCAATTCAAGGATTATTGTTCAATCATGAAGGCACTAGAAGAGGTGAAGAGTTTGTTACACGTAAAATTACAAAGGGAGTAGCTAGAATCAAAAAAGCTATAGTTGAAGGTAAATCATTTGATTCAATCGAATTGGGTAATGTAAAAGCCAAAAGAGATTGGAGTGATGCGGAAGATTTTGTTAAAGGTATTTGGTTAATGTTAAATCAAGAAAAATGTAGAGTTGATATGGATAGTAATATGAAAATTGAAGAATATGTGTTATCTAGTAATGAAACACATACCATTGCAGAATTTGTATGGCATGCATTTAAAGCGGCTGATATTGAAGGTGCATGGCACGGACAAGCTGAATCCGCTGAATTTAGTATTAGTACAAAAGATGCAATCAAATATGAACCAGTGTCTTCTGTATTGGTTAAAATCAATCCTAAGTTTTATAGACCTGCTGAAGTGGACTTATTACTGGGTGATAGCACCAAAGCCAGAAAAGAATTGGGATGGAAACCAGAAACTGACTTTGAAGGACTAATAAAAAAGATGGTTATTAACGATTTAAAACAGGTCGGACTATAATTATACAATATGAGCGACACTTATACATTATATAATGAAACGGTAATGGATCATTTCATGAACCCAAGAAATATGGGCGATATAAAAGACGCAGATGCTACTGGTGAAGTAGGCGCCGCAGCGTGTTTTTCGGGAGACACTCTAATAGCCACGGCGGATGGTAACTTACATACTCCTATTAAAAATCTGGTTAATAAAATAATGCCTGTTTGGAGTTTTAATATAAAAACAAATTTATTTGAAATAAAAAATGCTATTGGAGTTGTTTCTGGTGTTAAAAAAGTATATAAATTGACTTTGAATGATGGTGGTGAAGTAATATGTACTGAAGATCATAAGTTTTTAACTCGGCCAAAAAAACAATATGTTGAAAACAAAGTATTAACAATAGATGATTCAATTTATCCGTTTAAACGAAAAATAATTAAAAATGGATATTGGGAAATTAGAAAATCTAAACATAGAAAAGAACATATTGAAATTTATAAATTTCATAATCCAAATCATAATACAGATGGTTATGATATACATCATATAGATGAAAATAAAAGAAATAATCGTATAAGTAATTTTCAGGGATTATTAAAGTCAGAACATATTAAATTAACTAATCCAAATTGGGATAAACCAAAGACATTTGATGTATGCATTAAAAAAGATGTTTTATTAGAAAATATAGATAAATTTGATGATAAAAGTGAGTTGGCAAATCATTTTGGAATATATACAGATCATTTAATGTATATAATTGGATATTATGATATTGATAAAAGATTCAAAAAACTAACCACTGAAGAACAAAGAAAATTAATATCTCAAAGACAAAGTGGTAAGAATAATTGTTATCATAAAATGTCAGATGAATGGAAACAAAACTTTGCTTCCAAACCAAAAGAAAAAAACCCTAAATGGTTAGGATATTCAGATGAAGATCTATTTAAAATTGGAAATACTTTATATAAAAAACATGGGAAATTAACAGCAGATATTTGGCGAAATAATGCTAAACAAAATAAAATTCCACAAAGTTTATCAACCAGATTTTCATCGTGGAATTATTTTATTGGTGAATGTAAAGGTTATAATCACAATATAATAAAACGACAGTATATCGGAGAAATTGAAACTTATACACTACAAGTTGAGGATAATAACAATTATGTTGTTTTATCTCGTATAACACATAATGTTGAAGAAGGTATTGTTGTAAAAAATTGTGGTGATATTATGAAGATCACTCTTAAAATTGATGATGCTACACAAACAGTAACTGATGCTAGATTTAAGACATTTGGGTGTGGCAGTGCGATAGCTGCTTCCAGTATGGCTACTGAATTAATAAAAGGTCGTACTATAGAAGAACTTCAGAAAAATTTTAACAATGATGATATTGTTACTGCGTTGGGCGGCCTTCCACCAGTAAAAATCCATTGTTCAGTTTTGGCCACCGAGGCACTTAATGCCGCGTTAGAAAATTACAAAAATAAAAATAAATAAATTAAGTTATGAATAAATTCGAAACACAAACACCAAAGCTAAATTTTAGCATCAAAGATACTCAACCAGTTGCATGTCATGATTGTAAGGGTCAAGTATTTGCAAATGGTATCATACTCAGAAAAGTTAGTAAAATACTAGCAGGTACTGATAAGGATGCACTTGTTCCAGTAACTATACCATATTGTGTCAATTGTTTATCTGTTCTAGAAGATTTGTTACCAGACGAATTAAAAAGTAACAATTCAAACAAAATCAGTCTTGTTTAAATCTATTAATTAGTTGTTGTACAATATCTCCATGATCGAACGCCATTTGATCATGGGGTATTTCGTTTGCATTGTGCCACTTTACTTCGGCGATTTCTCCAACTTGTGGTTTTAATGTATGTGGGTAATTTATTGGTAATATACATCCGTATGTAACTCCAAAACCCCGTCTGATATTACTAATAGGATGCATACCAATCAATTTGAGTTGGTTTTTAATCAAAGACACATCTACATTAGTTTCTTCCTTTAACTCTCTGATACCACCATCCAAAGGTATTTCTCCATCATTTATATGACCGCCTGGTATACACCACTTGTTTCCCTCAAAACTATTCGGAGTTCTTAATGTTAAAAGTACTTGAAGTTTTCCGTCGTTGAGTCTAAACAATAATACATCTGATGTTTTAATCTTATTTTTCATTTAATTCTCTTGGGAAAATGATCTAACTTTGATATAACATAATTATCGTCGTATGTAGCCCAAAATTGATTTTTATCAACATACCAGTTGTGATATACATCCATATTGAAGGTATTAGATAGTGTATAATCTAATTTTACATCATTATGATCTAAGTACTCAATTTCCGCTCCAAACTTTCCACATATTACCTTGTTTCCAAATTTCTTGGCAGTATATGTACACAATCCAAAACCCTCACCTCTATTCAATGTGAAATACACATCTGAAAAATAATGTATGGTTTGTATCTGAATGTCATTTAAATTATCAAAACAGAAAAATATACTAGGTGGATTTGTGTAATTTTTGATCAACAATGATATTTTATACTTCAGAGCTTCGGTCTGTGAACGATCAAATTCTTTATAGAATGTTTTGATTAATAAACAAACATTATCATTCTTAGTAAATTTATCACAGAAAACTTTTATTAACTGGTCTATATTTTTACGTTCATTATATTGACTAATATTGTAGTATACAGTCTTACCACGAATACATTGTTCTATATAATCAGTATCTTTTATATACGACTGATTTTTATACAACAGGAACTTATGTGTAATGTTATTTATATTATCAATAACATTCGAATTTATAGGAAATATATCATGGTACCAAACATTTATTTTTTTATTGATACCACTATTTAAAAACACATCCTCGTTGAAATAAGATGGAACTATAACTTCGTCAACTGAATTATTAATATAACTTACCCAATCACCATGTAGTTTTGTAGTTTCCCACACCGTTAAACCATATACTCTTTTACCTCTTTGTATAGTTTTTACTATAGCTGGCCACGCGTCTGGAACGTGGTGTATAATGACACAATCATAGTCTATCTTTTTATTTAAACAATCAAATACCCGTTGTTCATATTTGTTACATGGACTATATGATTGTACACCAAATCTGGAAGTATCCCACGTAACATCAAATCCATTTTCTAACAATTGATATATATAATTTCTAGCAGCATAGCTATATCCACTATGATTGTTTTGAGATATATATAGTATTTTTTTACCTTGTAAAAACGAGGTATTTTTGAACTCATATTCGAATAAAACAATATGGTTCGTCAAAGAAACAACTTTAAATTTTATATTGTTTTTAAAAAAACTTAAAGGTTTATTAAGTCCGGAATAAAATATAAACCCGGAATTTATGCTTATTAAATCCGAATGTAATATTGTATTCGTAAATGAATCTTCCCACAAAAACAATACATCTAGGTTACTAACATCTCCCTGTACATCAATATTTATACCCACTGGATCTATATTTTTATCGGCGAATATTATCATAACAATTATAACACTTATAACTATATAATATCAATCATGTAATATTATTTTATTAGACTTGTGTTCTGATACTACTCCAACTTTTTTCTTCAACATGCTTAGTGCTGCTTTGGGATTCATTTTACCAAAGTTAAATCCCATAATTCCATATTGCTGACAAAACTCTTCTAGTTCTTGAACGTCTCTTGGATCATATTGTTGTACTTCCGTATTAATATAACCGCTCTCATCAGATACATTTGATTGTTTACGTCTCAACATAGCTTGATACGGATCAAAGCCATTAATAGATGGCGTAGGCGCACTCTGTTGACGCATTACCATCATAGCTTGTAAGTTGCCCATAGGCACATTCGGCCATTCATTCATAACTTAAAAATAAGTTGTAAAACCAAAGTACTCAGATAAAAATCTTTTCAAGAACTCTGAGTTTCTACCTTTTAATTCTTTACCACTAGCATATCTCTTATATTGAGACTTCATTCCATCCAAGTCATTTTTCAATGCAAATTCGGTAAATTTAGGAAATTTATTTAGTGTACCCATATTGAATACAAAATCAATAAACATTTCTTCTTGTTGGGGAGTTAATTTAACACCACCGACCTCTTTATAAACTTGTTGTTTTGCTTTCGCCAAATCTATCTTTAATAGAGATTCAGCTTGTGCATCTGTTATACCTTTACTAAAGTCTTCGCCTTTTTGTATTTTATGACCATATCCAATTGTATCACTGCCACCCTCAAAACTTTTATGGGGAAACCAAAGCTTCTTTTCAACATTATATCCAACTTTGCCTTGATTCTCTACCTTCTTGATATAATCAATAAATGAACCGGCAGATCTTTGTGCTGTTTGCGTAACAGCAGGTTGATTTGTTGGATTTATCTTTGACGCGTCTACTTTACCAGACATTGCACCAAGACCAATTGCTCCAGCAGCAACCCAATCTTTCCAACCCTCTTCAAGATCGTGTGCAATTTTAACTTCGTCAAACTTTCTACCTTGTGGACCAAAATGGTCTAGATGATGATAAACATCATCCAAATATTCACCGGCCAAGTTCAACTTAGATTTTACCCAATCTTCCAACTCAGAGTCTGGTTGCAACATCCCTTCTAATTCTTTTGCATCACTATTAATTTGCTTTAAAGCACCCATAGCCATGTTACTATCAAATTCCTTCAATAGTTGGTATGTAACTTCTTTATATATTTCTTTTACTGGTTTGCTTTTTGTAGAGTGTCCAGATTGTCTTAACTTTCTGGCCCTACAATGTGCTTTTTGACTAAAACCCTTCGGATTACTACAATTAATACGTTTCTTATAGTTCATCGACCACTTTTCATTTATCTGATCATCAGAAGTACCAGCTTCTTTTTCATCATGATAAAACTTCAAATAGTCACGTACTGTAGCTACATAGTCACATGCGTGATTTAACTTAGCTTTAACCCAGTCTTCCAAGTTATCATTTACACTAAACATCGATTGTAGTTTTTCACTATAATCAATTATTTTGGTGATATCACTTTGAGACATTTCTGCATTTTCATTCATTGTATCAGAAGCCATTAACTTATCTAACGTATTATTCTTTTGTGCCTTTTTCAAGTCCTTGGTTTGTATTGGTAATAACTCAGAAGCAGAATATCTAGATTGATCACCAGTAAACACATAGTAACGTGGTAATGTAGCAATCTCCCAATCCGTTTTGATAGGATCTACTATTTTTAAGAAATAATAGAATTTATCATTGTACATGTCGGCCGAGGGTCTTGCTTTATCGGAGAAAAACCCTAATTGTCCTGTACGTCTGATCTTGAAAAGAGGCATATAGATGTATTATTTCTTCTTTAATTTCTTAAGAGTCATTGCTAATCTTGCACGTTGACCAACCTTACCACCCTTCTTTGCGGCAGCTGCTAATTTACCCATAGGAATCTTTTGACTCTGTGGTACTGATAATTGCTTGTGAAGTGCGCCTTTTTTAGCTGGTTTAATCGCATTTTGAATCCACTTCTTCTTGGTTTCATCGATTTCTTTTGATTGTTCGAAAGAAATTTCACCAATATCACCTTGAACTGATGGACCTTCAACACCAGGTGGCAATTGATCGTCATCCATATCTTGAGCAACTGGTTGTTCATCACCACCCTCAGTGTCGTTTGATGTGGCCAATTGAGCCATCAATAAATCATGAAGTTTTTGTGCGGTTTCACGATCCAAAGTCAACTTGATATCTTGAGTCTTTGTTTCTCCACCATCAGTTGAATCACCTGGAACTTCGGTTTCCATATCGGTCATATCATTTTCTTGTTCAATTTCGTGAATTGATTCCTTGATTAAATTTTTGATAATGTTTCTTAATTGTTCTTTTTTCATAGGTTTTTTACTTTCTGCATATCCGACAAAATCATATCCACTACCATATGTGCCGGATCCTATCATCGTTCCGTCTACTGGTAATGGACTTTCCGTAACTTGATCTGTATAAGCTTCACTCATTCGCCATCCGCCGCCTTTACTTTTGTACCATTTAGCAGCCCAACCATTAGCATAAGCGCTGGGATAAATATCAAATTTAGATCTGGCTGCGGATTTGGCTCTAGCCCATAAAGCAGGATTTGTTGGTTTTGGTTTTCTTTTACCTTTACCAGATTTTCTTCTTTTCTTTTCGTCTAACATAGCTTCCTCTAAGCTATTAAAAGTTTGGCCTTCTAATTCGATGTCAATTGTTTTGTTTAAAACCGGTTCACTTCGTCTACCATCAACTTGACCATCAGAAGTTCCGTCCATCGATCCGTACATATTTCCTTTTTTTAATCCACCCATACCAATTCTAGCAGGATCATTTAAACTAGTAGTTGGATCGCCAACACCAGAACCAGTACCTGCTTGAAATTCCTTAGCCAATCCTGCATTAACTAATTTTGTATAATACACAGGATCTTTGGTTAAATGATCCATAGAAATTTCTTTAGCAATTTCTGGATCATTGGTGTGTTCCATTTCCACTTGTACACCAATACTAAGTTGTGTTGGATCCACTTTATAGGTTGGTGTGTTATCACCAACACCACCTGGAATCTTTTTAATTAAATTGTCAATCATTTTTCTTTAATCCTTGTTGAAATTTTTCAAATCCTTTACCACCACCATATCCATAATCAATTATCCATCTGCGACCTCTCATAGATGGACTACCAACACTTGGATCGTGGAGCTTACCATCACCTATATAATTCCAACCACCTTTTAATGGTTCTGGTTTACGATATGTTGGTTTATCATTAGCAAAGTTACCCATATTAATACTCTCTTCTTCGTTGTGCGTATTTTCTAGCCTTCAAAATGGTCATAATCTCCATCAATGATTCATCTTTGTCATCGGGGTATACACCCATCATATGGAGCTTACTATAGTATTTAGCATCTTTCTTTAGATTGGTAACAACCTTTTGTTTGGCAACTTGTTTATCTTTTAGTACAAGCTTCTTCATTTCGTAATCAATACCCATGATAATTTCGTCTGGGGTAACCTTATACTTGATTTGTTCTACGTCTTTTACGTAATCCCATGGATCTTTACCACCATATGGAGCAAATGGAGAAATATTTGCTTGTGTTTGTTTGGCTGTAAGGTTAGATTTATCAACCATAGTACCAAATTTATTTGGATCTTGAGCTACATCCGGACTACTGAATGTATCCAAAACGCCTGGTTCTACAGCGCCGGCAATGGCACCACCTTGACCATAAGGTAAACCTTGCATCATTCTGTCGCCTAGATCTCCTAATTCTCGTAGTTTAGACATATACTTATAAATATATTAGAATGACAATACTATACAAAATATGTTTATACGAGGATAGATTGGAAAAACATGGGACGTGTCCTATAGCAAATTCCATTTCTGAATTAACTTTCACATGTCTAACTTCACTTTTAACACAAATGACTACGGAAGATGAAATAATTTTCTTTTGTGATGGTGATGATTGTGTGGATAATTTAAAAATATTGTGTAAACGATACAACATAAAATATAAACTTTTGACATTTAACTATAAAAGTGCGTCTAAAATTCATTATGAATCGACAACATACTTAAATTTAAACGAAACTCAAGAGCATATTTATGTATGTGAAGATGATTATTTACATTTTGATGGATCATTAGTTAAAATTAAAGAATTTTTAAAAAAATATCCAAATTATTTTTGTCATCCAATAGATTACCCAAATCTTTATGAATCGGATAATCGATTTGTTTACGAATCACAAATAGTGTTAACTGATACACATCACTGGAGATCTATAAAATCTACTACATATACGTTTGCATTTACAAAAACACTATATAATCTACATTATAACACTTTTAAAATAATAAAAGATGATGTGTGGTTAGAACACGGAATTAATTTATTGTATGTATTCAACAAATGTTTTAGTCCAATGCCATCATTAACAAGTCACATAACAAATAAATGTCTTCCTTATATAGTAGATACAAAAAAAGTTTATGATGAAAATTATAACAAATTTATTCAATCAAACTTTTAAACCTCTTTAGTGGGATATTACCATCACGATAAGAAAGTTGAGTAAATATAATATCGTTTGGTGTGTATGATTTGAACGATTTATCTATATGTGTATAATAATTTATGATAAATTCTATAGAATCATTTATATCATCCATTCTGTTTATTAATTTCTGAAAAATATCTTTGTTTTTATAAGCAGTCGCGTGTGTAGACCAAGATATACTTATTTCAGAAACATATTCATTTATATAATTTGTTCTCCATCCGTGTGGTAAAAGTTTCGAACCACAATAACCTAAATTTATATAACCCCAATCATCAGGGATATTATCCATAAACAATTTTAATTTTTTATCAAAATTTTCTTCAAAACAAATATCATCTTCAAAAATCAATACATTATTGTAATCGTGAAATAAACAATTTGCAAATATAGAATAATATGCTGATGTTAGACTTATATAAGGTTGAGTATTAATTAATTTACCTCCCCAGAAATTTATAGTTTCATAATGAGCACAATATTTTTTATTTGTAGAGAATACAATTTCACAATCTATATTTTTCTCTTTAATAGTTTTTTTAATATAATCATATCGATCACTTTTCACGGATGTCGTGATTATGAAAACCTTATTAAAATGATTATGTATCATATTAACTTATAAAACTTTTGAAACATTCATTTGTTTTATTAAAATTTTTGTCATTGTAATGTTCACTCAATGCACCAACGATTGATTTAGTAGGAGCAAAACATTTATCGCTTACTCTATAATACTTCATTATTAATATAGGATCCGGGCCCCAAAATAACATATCAGGTGATTCCATATAATCACAAAAATCTTTTACATTACGTTTAGATACAGCATATGCGTGTGCTCCATATAAATCTTTTATTTTATTAGAAAACTCATTATATGGTTCAACTTGTGTCTGACTATATGTGTAATTTCTACCTAAATTTAAAACGTCCCAATCGGTTGGAATGTTATTCATAAACGATTCCAGATTATTTTGATAATTTTCTTCAAAAATAACATCATCTTCAAATATCAACATGTTATCATAATCTGAATATTCTAATTGACGTAACGCCTGCAAATGAGAAATAGTTGCACTAATTCTATATAAAGATGTATTCATGGGATCTTTAATATTATGTGCATTTATATAATTATAATAATGATCTAACAGCGATTCGTGTAAAAACTTTGCATTTACTGCGTGTAAAAAATCAAATTTAATATTTTCTTGAGTAAAATACTTTTTGATATATTCAATTCTATTTTTGTGTTCAGATGCGGTAATTACACATATTTTATCAAAGTATTTGTTCAAAACATTCATATCTATACATAGTTGTGAAATTTAAAATACTAACATACAATAATGGAGTGGGCATAGTAACTGATGCGATTCTATTAAAAGATTTAATTTATAACAACATATCAGAACAAGTAGATGTTAAATTTGTTGGAGAACATAGTATAGAAACTGCGGATGTCGGCATATGGATTCAAAATTATAATACAAATCTGTTGAATAATTTTAAGAAAAACATATTTTTTATAAATGAGGAGTGGGCTGGAATAAATGAATTATCAAATTTACATTTATTTGACTATGTGATATGTAAATCTAAATACGCTAAAGATTTGCTATCTCCATATCATAATGTCATACATCTTCCTTTTATATCTAAAGATTACTATGACCCAAATATTGCACGATATAATTCGTACTTACATTTTGCTGGTAGATCAATACAAAAAAACACAGAATTAGTATTATCTACATCAAAAAACCTAACTCTTATAGATCCATATAATAGATACAAAGTATGTGAAAATGTAAATCACATTAATGTGTATCAATCTACCAATCAACTTGTTAATTTACTTAATTCACACAATACACATATATGCTGTAGTTTGTACGAAAGTTGGGGTCATTATTTATATGAAGGACTATCTACAGGTGCTGAAATAATTTGTAGTGACATACCAGTATTCAGAGAACAATTAGATCCAGATCTCGTACATTTTATTCCTACTACAGAAAGTATTGATTTAAATTACCAATACGATGTAGATAATATTAATAAAATTTTTCCTACTAGAAAAAGTTTTTATGTGGATGTAGACGTGTATAATACAATAAATTATTTGAATAAGAAGGGATCATCTCAAAAAAGAAGATTTTTATTCAAACATATTGTGGATACTAACTCTAAACGATTAGTTAATTTTTTAAAAAACATATGATATGTTTAAACGATTGGAATTATTTTAGTTACAAATAGACTACATATTTAATTTATTTTTAATAAAAGTAGAAGATATATTTTTGGTTCTTTCTATTAAATGTAATTTATCGATGTGTACTTGATAATACTTGTTAATATAATCTTCATTTTCTCTACCCGCCACAACATAATCCGCACTAATCTTATTAAGAAGATTGTCTGTCACAACTAAGTCGGCATTTTCATATACATCATCTACGTATTTACACGATTTTACTATTTCAAGTCGATCTTTATATGGTATAGTAGGTTTATTTTTATAAGTCATTACATCTTCATCATTATGAATGCCAACTATTAACTTACCAAAATTATCTTTGATTCGTTTGAACAAATTTAAATGTCCTATATGAAACATATCAAATACTCCATACGTATATGCGGTGTATTCGTCTTTTGGTACAACAACATTTTTATCAGGACTATAATTCGGTTTTTCTTCCATAAAATCTACACCATATCTAAATTGCAGATATTGATCTAAATGTCTAGGGCATTTAAAATCTAACGTATTAAGTTCAACTGATTCTAATTCATCATAAAAGTGTTTTGGAGTATAAATGTTTGACCATGTAATACTCTTTACAAATTTAGAATCGATATACCAAAAGTATATATCCACATGTGTCATTGTAAATTGAGGGTTGTTTTTTGGATATATACAAATATATTCGTTAGTCGAATGATGTATAATATAATAGTCTTGTGATAATCGTTCACATAACATCTCACTATTAAATTTTTCTTTTTCAAATAATATACTTATATCTAAATCACAATCATGATTTATTATTTTTTTATTACGATATGCACCTAATAAAGTACCATAATCTAACCAATATTTTATGTTTAATTCTTGAAGAATATTTGTTACACTTTTGAGTTCAATTACATCATATTTTCTATCACAATTGGATGAGATCATATTTTTCTCTTTAATTGTAGTTGCTAAACAAAAATCAGAATCAATTATATTAGATTGTTCTTGATGTGATTTAAATTTACTCATACATTAATTAAATTGTAAGCTTTTATATTTTTGTTATTCGACATTCTTATTGAAGAAAACCCATGCATATTCCAGATATCATTCGTATAATTAAATCCAACCTTACCTATCTGATTGGTTCTAGATATAAGAGGAGAGATAACTTCACATTCTTTATAATATGTATCTATAACTGCATCAAATGTTATATCCATTCTCCAAAGTTTTAAAAATATATCTTCCCAAAAATTTCGTGTAACACCCAATCCCCATCCTGATAAATAACGACATCCATTTAATTTTAATATAACATCGTCGGTCGGAATATTATATATACCATGATCTTTTTCAAATATAAAGTGTTTATTTAGTGTACACAATAAACTATCATTCAATAAATTATTTTGCAAACAATACATTGATAACTCATATAAATCTGGAGAACATATAATATCGTCTTCTAATAAAAATGCATAATCAAGTTTAAGTACTTCAAAACAATAATTGAATGCTACATAATGATTTAATGCTGGTTTAAATCTATAATAATTTCTAAATATAGTTTTGTTCCAATGATCAGGAATCATATCAACCATATTTTCAGAATTTGGTTCAACAAAAAACAAAAAGTTAATTTTATCTAAGTGATTTAGTTTATTAACATGTTGTATATATTGTTTAAAGTATTCTACTCGTTCTTTAGAAGAATAACATAAAGGAGTAATAATATTCATGACATGATTACTGGTACATTTTTAATCGATTCTATAAAATTTGTAACAGGTAACTTTATATTAACACAACTGCAATCGTTCAGTCCACTATATATGTTAATATGTTGATTCTCTACTGATACCGACATTGGAAATATAACTTCATATTTTACAGCATCTTGTAAATCAGTCTTTCTCCATTCCCATAACTTATGCAATAAAGTTTGATCAGTATATTCTTTATTTGATTCAAATATCGGTTCATAATAATAACCTATCGGTTCATAATCGTGATTTAATAAAAGTAATCCTATAAAATACTTATATTGTAATTCTCCTGTAGTAATATAGCTGTGAAATAACAAATACTTTTTTCCAAATATTTCAAATACATTTGTACTTAATCCAGGATTACCATATTTTTCTATCCAAGGTTTCCAATTTAATTGTTTTTTAAATATAATATTTTCATTACTATCCATTAATGTATATGGGTTCAGATGATAAATAATACTATCATTTATAAATTGCCAGTGTTTCTCAAAGTGTGCGTTTTGAGTTTTATAGTCAATAAATGTTTTTGAATTAATATTATATTTTTTATAATGTACATTTATTACTTTAGTAAGATCAGTCTTATCCAATTTACAAACACATACACCAAATTCATAGTGGTTAATTAATCTAGCATCCTCATAAGACCAAATATAGTTATCATCTATATAGTGACTTAGTATTATACGATTCGTTGATATATCTATTATATCACTAACTAATAACTTATTTTCTATCTTCGATTGTCTACGACATATTGTTTTACCTCTATAATGACTTGGATTGAAGTAATTATAGTTGTCATCAAATTGTTTTAAAATTTGAACTTCTAAATTTTTTAGGTCAAATATCATAAAGAAATACCAGTAATTGTCTTAAAGTTATCTATTAAATAACTAGAAACTGATTCTGATAAACTGCCATCTGGATAAATTCTACAATTTTCTTCCCAAAACTTTGTGCCTGCATCTGCAATCTTCTTAGCTTCGTCCAAGTTATTGTAGTAATAATTAAGTTTTTCTTTCAAGTCACTACAATCCAACTTATATTGTACAAAGTGTACATTGGGTGTACCTTCAAACAAATAATCAACCACATTATTTTCATTAATAAATACTAGGTTATTAAAAGCGAATGATTCGTATTGACGACGAAGTGGTTGACAATTACCTTTAGGTGATAATATAAACTTATGGTTATTTATTTCATTTAAAAATGAAACCCGATCTATATGTGGTTTTTTTAAGTCGTTATCTAAAAAACAATCATAAAAATACTTTAAAAATGGAGCTGGATCTGTTCCAGTAACTCTGACATTATACGGAACTCCACTACGTGTTAAATGTAATATTGAATTAAATCTACAATCAATCGCAGGTATGCATCCTGTTATAGCACCTGAAAAATAAAAGAAAGAATCTTTTTCATCAAATGGTTTTATTTTTTCTTTTAAGATATTAACAAACTCTTCATAATTTTCATTGCTAGCTTCTATATATGTCGGTAACAACATACATTTTTCTCGTATTACTGGATGATATATTGATTTGTCTTTTTCAATCAAATTATTCATCCAACAATTTACTCTATCATGTAAATCATCATCTATTCTATGATTGAAAAAATCTGAACCATCGTCATATGATACGACAGAAAATATGTTTTTGAATTTTCTAATATAAGAATTATACTCGCTTTTTAGAGAATAATTTTTATAATTCAATACATCTGCAAACCAAATATCATAATCATTTATATTTGAAATAATTTTATCATGTGGCACTGAACTAAGTTTTGGTTCATTATCATTTAGAGTCTTAAAAACTTTAACATTTTTTAAATAATGTTCTCCTTCTATTTGTTCATGTGCTATTTTCTCATCATATAAAACATGAATTGTATGCCCTCTAGATATCAACCAATTAATTAATGTAACGGATCTTAGAGGTATTCTGGATGATTCAAAACTAAATAATATTTTCATAGTTAATATTTACAACAAATAGAATTACACACATTGTATACAGGATTTAATTTAAAATCAAAATTATACTTATCTATGAAATTTTTAACAAATTGATACATTCTGAATATATTTTTTAAATCTGTCTGGTCGTGCAAATTTAAATCCAAATTATCAATTGTACTAAAAACTTCTTTGAATTCTTTTAAAAAGGTTTCGTCATTGTTAATAACACGTTCGATAAATTCAGCACTCGTATATACATTATGTTTAATTTTAACATCCAATACTTTTTTGTATATATCTAACTCCATTACATCTTTTATTTGATCACATGTTATTAAATTATGTACTAATGGATTCATGAACAAATGCCATACAGGACTCTGTGCCCAGTCATGAAATGATTTGAAATGATTAATTGCATATCCATAATAAGTATATTTTTCATCCATCAATTTATATAACTCATGCGCTCCCCAGTTAGATTGAATATATTTGTCTTTTACATTTTTTATGAATCTCTTAGGAGAAAAATAGTGTTTTTTTGTTGTTAAAAATTCATACAAATCTCTAGATGCTAATGTTTCATAAAATATATCATATGCGTGTTCAGGAGTACCATTCATATGTAAATACCAAGGTAGTAGAACAACATTTTTATTATTAAACTCACACTCAGTGACTATACGTTTCATGTTGTCTAGAAACATTTGTGTTGGAGTTTCGTCTCCATCCAACCATAAAACCCAATCATTTTCGGGTACATCGGCAATAAGATGTCTTCTAGCACACTCAATATCAAAAAAATCAGGATGGTGTATTACATTAACATCATCCGGTAATATCGCACGCATTTCATGATAAAATAATTCTGGTCCAGCATTTAAAACTCCAATTGTATCGAAGTGTCCTTTACATACTGAAATGGTATTATTAATTAAATTGTATCGTCTATCAGGTCCAAGTAAAATTCTTAAATGTATTTTCATTTTCTGTTCAAGTAATGTTTGTATAAATCGTGTATATAAAAGTTTCCACTTACACTTTCAATCTTAGAATAATATAAAGATTTTAATTTTATGTCAAGGTCTAGAGTAATATCTTCGAATCCAATTAGAATAAATCTTTTTTGCCAGCCTGGTTTATTTGTAGCATGGTCAATATAGTCTATAATAGAATTTGTATATTCTATCGTTACCCATGAATAATGAAAAATAGTTGGAAATTTATTATCAAACGTCGTTGACAAATCTGATGGTGAATTATCATATTGTATAATTTCCCAATTTCTAAATTTTAATAAATCTGTTATTTCATTGGATGATTTCCCTAATTCTAGGAAACACGCATACTCTAATTTTTTATAAATTTTATTAATTAAAAATTCTTGAATATTCATATTATTTTTTAAAAATTGTAGCATATCGTCCATAACAATCGATTGATTCTTTTTTAATATCTTGTTCTTGCCAATTATCCCCTTTAAAAAAATTATAAATTGTATCTCGCAAATTACAAGATGGTTCTACATTAAAATGTAGGTCATCTAACATAATTGTTCCTTTACTAGACAATCTTGATACTATATTTGGCAAATACTCAATTCTTTCTTCAATACATCCTAAATCATGATATATAAAATCGTAATTGGTCAATGCAAAATTGTTTTTTATATCATCCCAATAAAATAAATTATCACAATTTAAATTATTTTCTATTAAATAATTTTTAGTTTTTTCCAACCAAAATTTATTTGTTTCAAATGTTGTAACATTAAAAGTTTTATTTTTTAATTCTCGTCTTATAAAATAAGAAGAAATACCAGATCCGGTATCTAGTATGGAATTAATTTCCACATTTCTTAAAAAATATATTAATAAAGCACATTGTTCAAATGAAGTTGCCATATCAGGGCTAGATATATTTGTAACATAATCCTTATATTCATTTGTTATTTCTGTTTTAATTAAATCTAATTTATTTATATCTATACTACTCATATAATTCTCTAAATTGTTTTGTTGGTAATGTATTAATATTTATTTCATATTTAATTAAAAAATCACATCCTCTTCTACTTTTATACCAACCAACATAACACCAAGTGAGCGTGAATCATTATTAACTTCATATGGCCGTTCTAATTTAAACTTAAAGTCAGTTTTGTCAGACATTTTAATTTTTACCACATTTAAACACTCAGTATTCAAGTCAATAGACTTATCTTCATATATCAACTTGTTTTTGATGTTTGACATTATACTAAGTGTAATGTACTCAATATTATTGACAACTCCACTAAATTCTTGTGCGGTCCACATCCACTTAGTAAGTCGATCATTTTCAATTAAATAAACTCCATTAATCAACTTAAATTGTTTCTGTGTATTATTTATTGTATTATAATTTATCGTCATAACATTTTTTCATTAATTCATAAGCATGATCTAAATCAGGATATGCCCACTCTTGGTCACTAGAATAATTATTACTAAACGACTCCATTCCACTTACTTTATTTAGTTTATAGTTGACCAATCCTTTGTAATCTTTGCCAAGAAATTCAACAGGAGCACTATAACCAGTTGTTACCACCATATTTCCATGATGATATGCATCAAATATAGTTAAACCAAATCCCTCACCCTTATTCAAACTCACATAACAGTCGCAGAAACTGTGTAATGATAATATCTCTCTGTTACTTAAGTTGTTTAATATCAAGAAGATATTTTCAGATAGTTTACTAGTTAATTTTCTTATAGTATCAATACAATATACTAAACTAGTATCATCATATGTTTTATAATGTAGTTTCAAAACAAGTTGGGTATCTGGATGTGAATCATTTAATTTATCAAATACCTTTACCAAATCTTCTATACCCTTTCTGAAATTAAGTTCTCCAATACTATAAAAGGTATATTTGTCTGAAGGAATAATCTTACCAAAACAATCCTTGATATTTATATCACTCTTATTAAATCTTGGTTGTGGATGCCATATATGAGGCACAACTTTAATATCAGATTTAACCCCACTATTAATAAAACACTCTTTATTAAAATAAGAAGGTACCCACACCTCTGATGCCAGATTAATCTTATCTACCCAATCAGTTGGTAGTTTATTTGTTTCCCAAGTACAATATCCAACATATCTACTATCATTCTTAATATATCTATCCCATATATCGGGTGTGCTATGTACAATAGTCAAATCAATATTATCTAACTTTTTGTCAACAACAGATTCAGCCAAAACATCCACGTAGTAATTATTATCGTTCTTACTATTGTCAAATTTGAGTGGTTTCCATGATATGTTAACCCCCTTCAAAACATAGTCTGCAATATAACCTTTTGCTGCGGATGCATATCCACATGTACCATATTGACCAATATAAAGCAATCCTTTGTCTTTAACGTTAAAGGTAGAGTTTGTAACTTTCAAAACATCTGAAGTTGTCGTGTAAAAACTTTTAAATGGAAAATTATTATCAAAATAAACTATAGCATTATAAAAACATCCATAAGTATCATAATAACTCAACAACTTATTGATCATCAGTGTATTGAACTTCTTTTTATCATACGTTGAGTTTATAAACATCAACAATCCACTTTTATAAGACTCAAATATCAATCGTAGTGTCATGTGTGATAAATGATCCAAGTCATCAACCACAAATATGTTTTCTTGATTATACTCTTCGGTTTCTACAGAGAATCGTTGTTCCGCTAATATAACAAAAGAATTCCCACTTTTGGCGAGAATTCTTTGGACATTGTCAGATGAATGTTTTGTTACTATCATTTACTTATAACTTTTATCAGTTTTGCGATACAAGCCATAAACGTAATTTCTTTGTCTACAACCATCGCACTCTGATAAATACTCTCAGATACTTCTATAATAACATTTATTTGTTTATCCGAAGCAAAATCTTCAGCACGATCATACAACTCGGTGTATAGTTCTTCAAACATCTTAATACCCGAATCGTTTACCATCTGACGAATCTCATTAAATGCTTTCGGATTATTTTTACAATTCTTAAGAGAAATAATTAATTTATTCTTAAGATCAATATTAGCACTCTGAGTATCTACCAATTTCAAAGTATCACTGGTACTACTTTGTTGTAAGAAATTGACAATCTTACGTATATCTGGATACAAGGCCTTGGTAACACTAGCAATATCAGGCATAGTATACGTGACACTTTCATTATCCAAAATAGTTTTGACATAAACCGCTACATCTTTCATTGCGGGTGGTTCTAGTCTAAATACTTGACTACGACTGATAAGAGGAGCAATGATCTTTTCTACATAATTACAAGTAAGAATGAATCGGGTACTCTTACTATAGGTTTCCATCAAATTACGAAGTGATGCTTGAGAATTGGTTGACATATAATCAGCCTCATCCAAAATAACCACTTTGAGTTCATGAAAACCCATAGAACAAGCAAATGGCTTAATCTTATCACGAACGAAGTCTACACCAGTATTGTCAGATGCGTTAACATACATGACATCACATGGAATATTCTTTGTCAGAATCTTAGCAAGAGTAGTCTTACCAGTACCAGCACTACCATGAAATAATAGATGTGGTATGTCCTTACGTGAAATGAAATCTCTTACAATGTCACGTAACTGATCACCACAAATATAATTGTCGATTGTATCTGGACGATACTTTTCAACCCAAAGTGAATGATCTTTCTTTTCTACAACTTCTTCTTGAAAAAAACTCATAATTTATTAAGATACGTTCTTAATTTCCAACAGATAATAATTGCTATTGAATGATTCGTTATCAAACTCAACATGTGCAATACCAGAATCACTTACCTTCAATACAGCATTCTCACAATCTGAATTACTTGTCAAAATCTCTTTTAGATACTTAGCATTATAATGTAGAATCTTACCAAGACTATCCTTACCTTCTATAGTCTTGATATCCAGGTTAATACGATTGCTGTTGGTATTACTAAATCCAAGTATCATCTTGATCTTACCATTCTTGTCCTTAGTCAATGTCAAAATATCTACATCAGTCAAAGCACTCTTAGCCTTTACGAATGTAGAAACAAACTCCTTGGTCAATGGAATTTCCAAATTAAAAACAGGCATCTTCTTCAATGTTGGAACTGGAGGAATAACACTTAGATCTGCGGTAACATATTGTACCTCAGTACCTTCACTGGTTAGTGTAATTGATGTAATCTTATCATTGGTTGTATTTGGAACAATTTCTACTTCATCTCCCAATACACCCAACATCTTCTTAAGTTTGGCAGTATCATTTACACCAAACTCAACATCTGATAGTTTTGCAGCATCTTTCAAGGTTACAAATGCCAAGATATTCTTGTCATCGCTCGTTGATGATGTTTTGATTTGATTGTCAGCGGATACTACTGACCACTTTACGCTTTCGATTAACCCGTTTAGGGAATACTTGTCTGTGAATGAATTAATTAGTTGTTTTTTCATAACTTATCTAGGTTACCACACCGATCTGTTTTTGTCAAATTGTTTCAAAAAATTCTGATGGAACTTCACTTACATATTTTTGTTTGGTACATGTACTTAATCCGATATCAGACATTGTATACAAATCATCTGGGGAAATATAGAAATACTCAATTCTATACTCAGCATATGCTACACTTCTCATTTGATAATACACCTTTACGTTTGATGCATCGTTGGTTCTAAACTCAATGTAATATACTTTGGGATCTGATAATCTATATAATTGGTTCTTTGGTATATACAATTGATTTAAATGTATATCATCCTTGCTAAATTCTACATATGGGCCACGTTGGCCAATTACTACACGTTGGTATTTATCAGCAATTAGTGTTGAATTCTTGGTATATAAACCAAATCTTTTTCCCTCAATAGGGATGTTCAGTAAATCTTCGTATTTTTTCATAACAATTTAAAAACTAAAAAACTCATCTAAGGTCACGTGTGATTGACTAGGATAAGACCAATTCAAAATATTGTAAAAGTCTAGTAATTTACCCTTGAGTTCTTGTTCATACATAGCATTTCTATCAACATATAGATTGATAAACTCCATAATACGATCTGGATCTGTACCATCCGCCTTCATAGCAATACATTCACATCCAAACTCATTTTGTTTAAGATAAACCCATTTAATCTTTTGTCCATTATAAATTGGCGGAATAGCCTTATCAAGATCCCAATGATGTAATAAGTCATTGTAAAACAAAGCAGCTTTTGCTTGTGCAGTTGTACCCTTGATATACTTGAACTTGTTACGAGTCTTTGGATTATAATCAATCTTTGATTCACCACCACTCTTGAACTTAACACTGGTATTCTTAGCTATTTCAATAACAATAGAATTAATCAAATTGTTTTCCAAGAAATTTAATATGTTTTTATCAATAGTACCCTTCTCAGTTTTTCTCAAAATATCACTCAAGAACTTTTCCATGAATTTGCGAAACTGAATTGGAAATGAAGTACGAACTACGTCAATACCCTTTACTTCCATTTCATCACATTCAATACCACCTTTGTTGATAATAAGCTGAGCATAACGTTTTTTAGCCAACCAAAAACCAGTTTTGGCAATAACTTCTTGTTTTGCGTCAAATCGATGTTTTTGAATATTAAACATACGATCCGCCATGATATCGAAAGTTTTGTTGACATGAGATTGAACCTCGCCACAAACCTTCAAGATAGCATCAGTCATCGACTTTTCATCGTTAATATCAGTATCTGGCATCGTCTTTTGAATGATAGGCAAAGCGCTAGCAAAACAAGAGTCGGTATCAACATAAATAACATAATCATTATTTTCACTTTCTTCTAATACACGCTTGTAGTATTGATTAATAGCTTTATTGGCTGTCTTAATAATATCCTGACCAGTTATGGTAACAGCGCTCGCATTATCCTTGTCATAAAATCTAAATATCGGTAAACCCAATACACCATAGATTGAATTAAGTAAAACTTTTTGTACTTTTTGACGTTGTTCATAAAACTCATACATTTCCCATTCTTTTAAATCCGCGTGTTTCTTGGCCAATTTACGCATTTCTTTACGTTCATCGAACCACTTTACAAGAATCTCTGGAATAACTCCATCAACATCCTTGTGATATAATACACCATTACTAGCAATACTGAGTCTAGACTCGTTTACTAACTTTTTGAATTCATCATTGTTATACACACCACCACCAATATGATAGTTAGAAATACGATTTTGTGTAAACATCTTTGCATTATATTGATTCAAACGTTGTTCGATATAACTATCCAATGGTGTTTGTTTCTGAGTACTATCACTCAGATTGTTAAATTCCTCAACCAAGTCAGCTCGTCTTTCTTTTAGAAATGATTCATCAAATTCAATTTTATGAATAACAGCTACTTTAGTCTCTGGACTGATGTTAAGACTGATGATGATATTCGGATACATTGATGTAAGATCCAAGTCAAACACCCAATCGTAACGGCCAGGAACAGGAGATTTAACATACGCACCCTCAAATCCCTCTTCTCCATCTTCTTTTTGACTTTCATATTCTTCATTACCATCTACAGGTTTATTCTTAGCTACTTGTCCTTTACGGCGTAGATACATAAGAATAGCACCCTCAATGAATCGTGAACTCTTTGGATAACAATCATATGGTACGTGTCCTTTGTGACAAATAGCCCTCGCTAGTTCAATAAATTGTTTCTTCTTTTCCAATGCTACAATAATCTTAACGTCGTTCAAGTTATATTCAAGATACTTGTTGATATCTTGTTTATACAAATCATCGAGACTACCACGATAGGCAATCTTTTCCATACCAACGACTTTCTTACCAATAGCTCCTAAAGCATAACTAGCCTCTTGTTTAATATTTAGCTTCTTGTATAGATCCATATAATCAATATGTGTTACACCAGCGATTACAAGTTTTTTACTCCAATCGTTGATATAAGTCACACCAATTGGACTCATACGTTTAGCTTGTGATTGACCAATTACACTCTTCATTCGACGATACAAATAAGGCATATCGAATTGATCACTATTCCAACCAGTTACAATAGTTGGTTGAATTTCTTCCCACTTGGTAACGAAATGAGACAACAGACTTTCTTCATCTGTAAAACTACGAACATCAACATTGTCTTGAGAAAAATCCTGAAGTTTATTGTCTCGATCTAAAATAAATGCTGTGTATCTTTCAAGGCCACTATCATATATGGCAATTGCTGTGATTTCTTTATCAGCCGTTTCAACATTCGGAAAGCCACCTTCCGAACTAGTTTCGATATCAAGGTACAAAACCCGATGACCTACAGATAGATCATCAGTATCTTCATATGCATCTATAAGAATACGAGTTTCAATAGGAACATCAGATTCAAATAGTGATGGATCTCTTGGATTGAAGGAATAAATCTTTTCCAATTCCTCTCCAAAAATACTCTTATACTTACCACCCTCACGCTTTCTATAAGCATATGGTCTAAACACAAAGTTGGTATAACCCTGTTTATCATCCCAAAGATGACAGGTATTTGTTTTTTTATCGAAAAAGATGTTCTGATACATACCCAGTTATCTTACATTCAATTTGCCCATAAGTCCATCATAAACTTGTTGATGTTCGTCTTTAACGTGAACTTTACACTGATTCAACCGATTCATTAACTTTTTGTGGTTGATTGATGTAAATAATATGGGTTCTAATTCTATTTCTTTTAATATCGACGGATTTACTTTATTTATACAAAACCACAACATCGATAATTCGTCTTCAGTCAAAGATTTTAATTGATCTATCGTCATAACTTCTATATATATGACAAATAGTTTTATGAAAAATGACGAAGTTAAAAATGTTGTAGATTATTGTTTAAACAATTATATCATTGATAGATGTTACATCCAACAAGTAAAAGAAGAATTTACTTTGTTAGCATATTTCCTGAATTCGTTTAAACCCCACAACATTCTTGAAATAGGATGTAAGGGTGGAACATTTTATATGTTTAACAAGTTTTCCACTGGTAAAAAAATTGGTCTGGACATCGATGATCAATATCTACAAAACATCTATTTTTATATGTATGGTGAAGATTTTACATTTATAAAAGCTAATTCACAAACTGAAGAAACTGTTCGTTCAATTGAAAATATATGTAATCAATTTGATTTTATATTCATCGATGGAGATCATAGTTACGAAGGAGTTAAACGTGACTTTGAATTATACAAAAAGTTTTTGAGTCCAAGAGGTTATATTGGATTTCATGATATAGATCCAAACCATGTGTTCAGAGATGGCCCCGGCGGTCAAGTATACAAATTTTGGCAAGAACTTGATTATGGTAGCAAAACTGAAATACTCTGTCAACGATCCACCGCTAAATATTCAATGTATGGTCAGCAAGTTCACTATGGTGGTATTGGTTTATGGCAACCCTAACTTAACACCAAAAATATTTGATCCATAATTAATAAAGATTGTATCCTTTAATTTACGTTGGAGGTTTTCAATCTCTTTGACGTGTACTTGTTTTTCTTCATCTTCTACTTCCTTAACACTAAATGAATTGCCAAACGTACTAACTGTACTTTCTCTAGGACTTAATGTTACATGTGGAGTAATAACTAAATAGTCTCCCTCTTTCAAATCTTTCTTCTTTTTAGACTTATTATCATACACAATAGCCTTACCTTCTACAACATATACATGGGTATACTTTTCACCAGCCTTAATGAATAGTTTGGCTTTATCATACGCAATATTTCCTACACCTGTACCAATAATACTTGTTTTATCAGATTCAGATACCACATACAATTGTCCCAATAATGAAAAGTTAAATGATGCATCTTTTACTTTAACCACGTGTGGTACATTAGATTCAACATATGTAACTACGTCACCATTAAAATAAACCGAACTACCTTCTGATTGTGTAAAAGCAATACGATGTGGTACCATATAACTAACCACACCATTTGTTTCAGTCTTTATGCTCAAACCATTGGTTAGTGAAAATGTTATGCCTGAAACACAAACCTTATCATTTAGTTTATTATCAACAACTTCTGATACTCCCACATTACCACCAAAGTCATACAACATGATATTATTTGCGAGAAGTGATAATGAACTTAATAAAATTAATAATACTTTTTTCATATGCTAATAAATAGTTGTTATAAATTGACGAACGTTACTTATGGTATACTATGAATCTATGGAAGTACAAGAAATAAAAAAGAATCGAGTCAGTTTTAGTCAGTATTCAACTTATTTGAAATGTCCACATAAATGGTATCTAGACTACGCGAAGAACTTACGCACCAGAGATGATAGTATCCACACCACCTTTGGTACCGCAATTCATCATGCGTTTCAAACATATCTGACTTCCCTATACAATGAAGGAGTAGGTATTGCCGATTCTATGGATGTAAAGAAATTATTCTTGGACAAGTTCAATGAAGAAATCAAAAAGGTAAAAGATCTAAAAGAAGACGATGTTACCGAGTTTATATTTGATGGTCATGATATCATTGATACCTTCTGTAAGTCCGCAAATAGATTAAAACACTTTCCTACCAATGATTATGACCTAATAGGTATTGAAATCCCTCTAGAAATCGCAATCAAAAATAATGTAAACTTCGTTGGATTCGTAGATATTATCCTCAAGGAAAAGAACAAAGAGTATTACAAGATCATCGACTTTAAAACAAGCAGTAGTGGTTGGAATAGTTACATGAAGGAAGATGAAAGCAAAATCGCTCAGCTTCATCTATACAAATCAGTCTATAGCAAGAAGTTTAATGTTCCACTCAATAGTATTGAAGTAGAATTCTTTATTGTTAAACGTAAACTCTATGAAAATGTAAGCTACCCACAAAGCAGAATTCAAATATTCAAACCTGCATCCGGTCCTGCATCAATCAAGGAATCCATCAATAGCTTCATTGAATTCTTAAATCATAGCTTCAAAGAAGATGGTACCTATAACTTAGAAAATCAATATATTAAGATTCCAGGCAACGCAAAAAAGAATTGTAAGTATTGTACTCATCACAAAAAACTATGTGATGGCAAAGCCAGCAAATAAAAATATCACATTTGTGAATATTTACATATGTATATATGTAAATATGTTATGGACCAATTTGTTACAACAGTAAAACTAGATAATGAGTTGTACTCACAATTCAAAGAAATCAACGTCAGAAGCAAAATATCTTTTCAAGACTTTGTAAATAAGTGTCTGGAGAGATATATTGACGATGATAACTTTAGAAACGCAATCAGCGAAAGTGTTGTGCAAAAGTTGAGTTTCAATCGACCATTTCAACTTTCAAACCCTGAAGAAAAATAATGAAAAAAAAGATACTATTATTAAGTGACGATTTAAGAATGCATAGTGGTGTTGCAACCATGAGTAGAGAGTTGGTATTAGGTTCTCTACATCACTATGATTGGGTACAAGTCGCAGGAGCAATTAAACACCCAGAACAAGGTAAGGTTATCGACATGAAAGAAGCATGTGATAAACTAAATGGCAGAAACGACAACTATTTGAGATTGTATCCAGCCGATGGATATGGTAACGAAGAATTGTTATTTCAAATAATTGCTCATGAAAAACCAGATGCTATTATGCACTTCACCGATCCTCGTTTCTGGAGTTGGTTGTATAATATCGAACATCAGATTCGTGCCAAGATTCCACTGACATATCTAGACATTTGGGATGATCTACCATATCCAATGTGGAACAAGCCATTTTACAAGTGTTGTGACGCATTGTTTGCAATTAGTAAACAAACAGATAATATCAATAAGTGGGTACTAGGACCAGAAAATTGTACCAGTATCTATGGTGATTTTGATAACAACGGAAACATTATAAAGAAGGAGAACCTATAATATGCCAGTTAACGGAAAACATCTATTACATTTAGTACCTCATGGTATCAATAGTGACGAATTCAAACCACTTGATAACAAGCATAAATCTATTGTTAATTTGAAGAAAGAATATTTCAAAGATAAGGACTATAGTTTCGTAATCGGTTTCAATAGCAGAAATGCTCATCGTAAACATCCTGCGAATTTAATCCTAGCATTTAAATCGTTTTGTTCTACATTGACCAAAGAAGAAGCTGATAAATGTGCATTGTTACTTCACACAGATGAAGTTTGTGAAGCTGGTACTGATCTACCAACCACAACAAAAGCTATTGCTCCAGAATGCAATGTTATTTTTGATGATAGTCGAAAGACTCCCGAAGAAATGGTTGCTTTCTATAACATATGTGATGTTGTAGCAAATGTAAGTTCCAATGAAGGATTTGGTCTTAGTATCGCAGAATCATTGATGTGTGAAACTCCAGTTATTGCTGCCGTCACTGGCGGTCTACAAGATCAATTGGGTATTACAGATGATAATGGTAATCCAGTTGAATTCACACGTGACTTTGGTACAAATTGTACAGGAAGATATAAGAACCATGGCAAGTGGGCTAAGCCAGTATGGACCAAGGTACACAATATGCAAGGCAGTCCTCCTACACCATATATTTTGGATGACATGACCAATTATAGTGATATTGCAGATGCGATCATGTATTGGTACTTGGTTGGTCCAGAAAAGCGTGAAGAATGTGGTAAAGAAGGTCGTCGTTGGGCAATGAATGAAGGTGGTATTAATTCAAAGAATATGTGCGACCAATTTATCAAAGCAATGGACTTCACATTAAATAACTTTAAGCCTGTTAATAAGTTTGACTTGTTTACATTCGATGGATATAATACCAAATCATTACCAGATAATGCTTTGGGATTTGATTTACACAAAATTGATATCGACGAAATTAAAAAGGAAATAGCTACTCTATGAAAATTCAAGTATTAAAAAACGAAGACTATCAAGGTGTAGATAATCTACCCAAAAAAGGTACAGATAGAGCTACGGGTTATGATGTAGTTGCTACAAGTGAACCAGAAATTGTTGGTGAAACAAAAGATAATATCACATATACCAGAGTAGATTATATTCAATATAAGACTAACCTTAAACTATCTGTACAAAAAGATCGTCAATTCAGTAACTTTGGTTATACAGATATTGATCATGATGTATTAGCATTTCCACGTAGTAGTGTTAGCAAGTACAATTTAGTACTGGCTAATTGTATTGGATTAATTGACGCAGATTATCGTGGGGAAGTATTACTTCGTTTCAAATATATCTGGCAACCAGAAGATTATAAAATTACAAAGGATAATCTTTTGGAAGGTATCGTCAATATCAACAAAATCTACAAAAAAGGTGATAAAGTTTGTCAACTCAAAGCAACTAAAGTAGAAAATGTAGAATTTGTTTTAGTGAACGAGTTGGATTCTACCAAGAGAGGTGATGGTGGTTTTGGAAGCACAGATACAAAGAAAGCTCCAACTGCCGAAGATGCTAGTAAACATATGAATACAATGGAAGCAATTTATACAAAATTAGGCGGTACTAACTATGTACCAAAAAAGTATGTGGAAATAATGAAAGAAAGGAACTTACAATAATATGAACAAACCGTTGTGTGTAATTCAGGCACCAGTTTTTAATCGTAGTGGTTATGGAGATTGGGCTACTACAATCGCCAAGAGTCTAATTCGTCAAGATAAATACGACTTAAAGATTCTACCAACACGTTGGGGTAATTGTCAAACCAAGAGATTCGTAGAAGAGTTAAATGATCCAAATGATCAAGTACTATTCTCTAAGTTCCTACAAAAAGGATTGGATAAACAACCAGACTTATTTATTCAAGTTACCATTCCAAATGAATTTCAAAAGGTTGGTAAGTATAACATTGGTATGACCGCCGGTATTGAAACTACCGCTTGTGCAGGTGAGTGGATTGAAGGTGTAAATCGTATGGATCTAACCATTGGTCTATCAAATCATGTTAAGAAAACATTCCAAGATACCAAATACAAAAAGAAATCGGAAAATGGTAAAGAAGAGCCCATCGAAGTAAACAAACCAATGGAAGTTTGTTTTTGGGGAGCCAACACAGATATCTATAAGAAAACTGACATCATTGAACCAAACGTTGATAGTGCTTTGTCCAAGATTTCAGAAAAATATGCATTTTTGTTTGTTGGTCAATGGACGCATCAAGGTTTATACAATGATCGTAAAGATATTGGAAACCTTATCAAAACATTTTGTAATACGTTCAAGAACTTTGATGTAAATAATAGACCTTGTTTGATTCTAAAGACAAATGGTGCTGGTTACTCAACCGTTGATCGATTTGATACACTAGAAAGAATCAATAAGATTCGTGATAGTGTAAGTCCAAATTCTCCAAGTGTTTATCTATTACATGGTGAATTGAATGATGTTGAAATGAATAGTTTGTTCAACCATCCAAAGGTAATCAGTCACATATCATTTACCCATGGTGAAGGTTTTGGTCATCCTATGTTGTTATCAACATTAAGCGGTAAGCCACTTCTTGCTCCAAACTGGAGTGGTCATTTGGACTATTTGAATCCAGCAAATGCAAATCTATTGCCTGGTACTTTGGTTGATGTTGATAAAAAATCAGTTAATGAGTGGATCATCAAGGAAAGTAAGTGGTTTAGAGTATCTTATTCACTCGCTGAAGATAAGATGAAGTACATTTATCAGCACAGAAACAATGATAAAGTTATTCAAAAAGCTGAATATCTACGTGCTGAAAATGCTGAGAAGTTTAGTTTACAAGCAATGGATACCAAGTTGTGGTCTATATTGGATAAATATGTTCCAGTATTTGCCACTGAGAATAAGTTTGTTCTACCCAAATTAAAATCAGTTGGTAGTTTAGTTGCGAATGCAACCGATAAATTAGTATTACCAAAGTTAAAGATGCAATAATATGTTTTTGTCATATCTAGTTACTTGTCATAACGAAACCTCTAGCTTAGATAAACTACTATCCAAGTTAGTACAAAATAAAAAAGATAACCATGAAATTGTTCTTCTTGATGATTATTCGGATAATCCAGAGTCTTTGGAGATTATACAAAAATATAAAGAAAAAACGTCGTTCCATCAACACAAACTAGATCGTAACTATGGCGCACACAAAAACTATGGTATTGAACAATGCAAAGGTACTTGGATATTTCAGCTTGATGGAGATGAATATCCAACAGATCTTCTTTTGGAAAATATAGATGTGGTGTTGGAATCTAATGTTGATAACGAAGTACTTTGGTTGCCAAGACTCAATTACTTTACAGGTGTTACTGAGTTAGATGTAAAGACTTGGGGTTGGAATTATCAAGATGGTATGATAAACTATCCAGATTACCAATCCCGTATCTATAGAAATCTTTCACATATTCGATATCAACGTAGACTACATGAAAAGGTTGAGGGATTTAAATCGTATACATTTGTTCCTCCACAAAAGGATTATGCAATCGTACATGAGAAAACTATTGAAAAGCAACGTCAAACCAACTTAAACTATAACAAACTCTTCAGTGAGGACGAAAATAAAGGATATAACGTAAGATGAAACACATAAACTATTTTGATTTGGGACTTTGGAAAAGAGCAGATGAATTACATTATATGGTAGATGTTATATTACCACAATTTAAAAATATTACATATACAGCATATGGAATTGAAGCGCATCCAGAGTATGCGAATGACATAAAAAACAAGTATCGTAATAATCCTAATGTAAAAATATTTAATAAAGCAATTTCAAATAATGTTTCTAAATCTAAATTATTTATATCCGATATCAATAATGGTTTGGGAAATTCAATATTTAAAACAAAAAATAATGTTAATATAAACTCTTATGTTGAAGTAGAAACTACACCTTTTTCTGATTGGTTAAAAGAAAATGAAATAGATTTATCTAATAGTATTAATATACTAAAAGTTAATATAGAAGGCGCGGAATTATTTCTGTGGGAAGATTTTAAAAAAAATAATTTAAGAGATAGTTTTCATATATTGTGCGGTCATCCTTCTCATGACATACATAAAGTTTCCGAATTATGTAATCGAATAGATTATTATAACTCACTTTTAGTAGAATTAAATATAAATTTAATGTACTTCTGTCATACGAATAGTCGAGTATCCACAGACAATATGACCACATCTATAACAAATTTTTTAAAAAATGAATAATATCATGTCGAATAAAAAAATAGCATACTGCATGGTAGGTTGCATAGGTGGTTTACAAGGTAAAAATCATCAAAAACTATCAGGATCTGAACTCGTTTTAGAAAACGTATCCAAAAGTTTTTTTAACAACGTCTATAAGGACAATATAGACGTTTTCATCCATTCTTGGGATACACACTTACACGAATCGTATTGTAAGATATATAATCCTAAAAAAATAAAGATAGAAGAACAGATAGTTTTTAATATACCAAAACACATTGATAATACTCCTCGTGCGCAGGCACATTTTAGTAGATGGTATAGTACAAATGAAGTATATAAACTTACAGACGAATATGAAAAAGAAAACAATATAAAATACGATCTTATAGTTCTAACCAGATTAGATTTGTATTGGTTGCAAAAAGTAAATCTTTCTGAATTGAATTCGAATCTAATTAATTTAGATCAAGTCATTATGCCATATGGAATATATGGAAGTAAAGATTCAATTGAATTAGCGGATAGATTTATCGCTTCCAATAAGAAAAATATAGAATTAGTTTCGACTTTATACAACAATATATCTGATTATATGTTACCAAATAGATGTGGTAACTGGAATGGAATTTCTAGTCATTTCTTGTTACCATATCATTTGAAAGAATTAGGATTAAGAAATAAAGTAGAGTTTCCTTATTTTTATCACGATAAAGCGGCATTAAAACCTTTGAATGAAAGTCATTTAACAATTGCGAGAGATATTTACGAAAAAACACATTTTAAAAAATAATCTATGAAAACAATTTATAAACCTTGGGGAAGAGAAGAATGGTTGGAATTAAATGAAAAATATTGTTATAAACGTATTTACATTAACGCTGGATACAAGACGAGTTATCAATACCACAATTTTAAACGTGAAACCAATTATATTATTTCTGGCCAGGCAGAAATTTGGTTGGAAAATAATAACGGCGTAGTTGAAAAAACAATAATGAGCGCCGGTGAGTATTTTAACGTAACACCACCTAAAAAGCATAGAGTAATAGCTTTAACTGATATTATTCTGCAAGAAGTATCTACACCCGAAGTAGACGATGTAATTCGATTAGAAGATGATACCAATAGAAAAGATGGTAAGATTGAATCGGAACATCAAACTCCTTCTGTATTGATCCTTGCTGCTGGATTAGGTAGTCGATTGAAACATCACACCGAATCTAAAAATAAAGCATTGTTGCCTATTAATAACAAAGCTATCATTTCATATATAATCGACAAATTTCCTAAGAACTACGAGTTGGTAGTTGCCGTGGGTTATAAGAAGGATTCATTGATTGAATATTGTACAGTAGCACATCCCGATAGAAAGTTTACGTTTGTTCATGTAGATAAATGGGAAAATCCCAATGTAGGACCTGGTTATTCAACTTTAAAGTGTAAACAACATTTACAAAAGCCATTCTATATAATTACAGCCGATTGTTTAATCGATTCAGAACTTCCTTCTATTGACGGAAATTGGTTGGGTGTATATCCTACTAGTTATCCAGAAAAATATTCAACGATTAACGTAGATCCAAACGGAAACGTATTAGACTTTAAAAATAAATGTAAAAATGGTTATGACCAAGCATTTATAGGATTAGCCAGTGTTTTCGATTACGAAATTTTCTGGAAAGAATTGGAAACAAATACCACTGACTATGAACTAGTATCAGCTTGGTTTAATTCTAAAAAATATTCTACACTAAAATCGAAAGAACTAAAATGGTTTGATACTGGCAATTTGGATGATATTCAAAATACAAAATCGCATTTTAAAGACGTTCCATTGTCATTACATAAAAATATAGACGAAATTACGTATAAAATTAACAATAAATTCTTGAAGTTTAATGCAGATGTTCAGATTACCAATAACAGATGTAATAGAGGACTAAAATTAAGATCATTGGTACCAAATAACTTAAGATCAAATAACAACTTTCTTTCATATGATTGGACAGATGGCATTACATTATATGAATACAATTCTTATAATATCTACTCTAAGTTTCTGCCATTTTTTAAGAACACAATTGATAATTCAAAAACGTGGTTAGATTCAAATCTCATTAGTAAATTTTACGTAGATAAAACAAACGTAAGAAAAAAAATGTTTTTAAATTTGTACGGCGATGACTTTCTAAATAAAAGGTTTAATATCAACGACGTTGAATATCCATCAATGTCTGAGTTACTAGATAAAGTAGATTTTCCATCGTTGTCCTCTAATTTACTATATTCTAATTTTCACGGAGACCTACAATTCGATAATATCATTTATAATACAAAAGATGATAAATTCACATATATTGATTGGAGAGAATCTTTTGCGGGAGATACTAATGGTGGTGATTTATATTATGATTTAGGAAAACTGTATGGCGGATGTTTGTTACCATACAATTTGTTGAAAAATGCACACTATGTTAATTTCACAGCCGGTCATTCTTATATCAAATATGACTATCAAATTAACGATTCTTTAAAGGAATTTACAAGTACATACGAAAATTGGTTGACTAGTAATGGCTATAATTTAAACAAGGTCAAATTGATTACAGGTTTAATCTATCTAAACATGTCTCCGCTACATGATTCAAAGTTTAATAAACTTTTATGGTTTAAATCAATTGAACTATTAAATGAATGTGTCAATAAATAAGGATACAAAAATATATTGTAGTTTTAGCAAAACAGCCGGTAATAAAGGATGTGAATTCTTTAACAAATCATTTGCAAAATATAATATAGATGCCTTATACAAATCGTTTTCTATTAATAATATAAACGATGCTTATAAAGCGGCACTTTGTCTTAAATTTTCAGGTTGTGCAATTGCTATGCCTTTTAAAAAACAAGCATACGAACTTGTAACATATAAAGATGAAAGTGCCGAATTAAGCAAATCTGTAAATACTATTATATTCGATCATAATACAGATACATCTATAGGGTATAATACAGATTATTATGCTACAGACATCATTCTTAAACCTTATATAAAAACCTATAAAATTATTAACATACTAGGCAACGGCGGATTATCTACCGCCGTTCAAGCTAAATGTCGTGATTTAGGATTTGAAGTAAATCTAATAACAAGAGAAAACTGGAATACAATTAAAGATTTAAAAGATTCGTTAATATTTAATTGTACGTCTGTTAATAATATAGAGGTAAAACCAAACAACGTTTTTATAGATTGTATAATAGGAACCAGCACAGGCGACGAGTTTCATAAGTATCAATCACATAAACAATTTACGTTATATACAAATCTAATATATGAAGTATAGGTATGGAATAGGAGTGATGTCCAAAAATATTGTAGACGAGTGTATAAATTATGCTAATAATTTTAATGTAAACATTGCTTTCATACCATCACGTAGACAAGTAGACAACGATGGTGGTTATGTAAACAACTGGACAACCGAAACATTTTCTTATTATGTTAAATCAAAAACGAGTAATATAATACTTAAAAGAGATCACGGCGGTCCACATCAAGGAAAGTACGTAGATGATGGTACCATTTCATTATATAATGATTGTATATACTTTGATTCTATACACATAGATCCTTGGAAAATTGCAAATAACTTTTATGAAGGGTGTGTATTAACCAAAGATCTTATTAAATTTTGTCACAACAAAAACAAAAATATTTGGTTTGAAATAGGCACAGAACAATCAATATTTCACTATGAATCAGATCAACTACACGATCTTATCAGTTATTTAAAAAACAATTTGTCAAGTGGTGAGTATGAACAAATCAAGTATGGTGTAATACAGAGTGGTACGTCTTTAAAAGAAAATAAAAACACGGGGTCGTATAATAATCAAAGATTGGTTGATATGGTCTCTATATGTAAGAAGTTTGGTTTGTTGTCTAAAGAACACAACGGAGATTATCTACCGTTACAATTAATCGAAGAAAAGTTTTACTATGGATTAGATGCTATTAATATAGCACCGGAGTTTGGTCAGATAGAAACAAAAACATATCTTGATGAAGTAAGATATAGTTCGTTGTTTGAAACTTTTTTTGATATCTGTTATTCTTCAAAGAAATGGGAAAAATGGGTTGACAAATCTTTTAATCCATTTATAAATAAAGAACGATTAATCAATATATGTGGACACTATGTGTTATCTACAGATAGATTCGTTAACGAAATTAAAAATAAAGTGAGATACGATATAGATAATCTCATACGAGAAAACATCAGAAATAAACTAAATGAATTATACAAAACCAAAAACGATATTTTGTGATATAGATGGTACATTAGTTAAACACTATCCTCCTGATATAAATTCCGTGCCTGACTTTGAGTTAACTTTGTTGTCTGGTACATTGGAAACGCTCAGAGAATGGGATCGTAAAGGATATAATATAATACTTGTTACAGGTAGAAGAGAGAGTATGAGACAATCAACAGAAAAACAATTAAAAAAAATAGGTATATTTTACGACCAACTAATTATGGGTATAGGCGGCGGACAACGTGTTATAATAAATGATTTTAAACCGAACAGTGACGAACCTACGGCAGCACACTTTTGTTTAAAAAGAAACGATGGTATATCAAGTTTAAATTTATAAAACGACATGTATATACAATTAAAAAAATCTCAGCAACCGATATAACAGTGATTTTATAAATAATATGACAAATAAAGAATTAAGAGCCAAATACGGAGACTTTACAAAACACAATTACTACACTTACCCAGATCATTTCTTTAGCCCAAAGGATGATTTTACCCTAAACATTCCTGTTTGGAGTAGTTACTTCACCAGATTTCTTGATCAAGAGAATCTACTTTTCCTAGAAATTGGTACTGGTCATGGTAGATCTTCAGTGTGGATGTTGGAAAATGTTTTAACTCAACCAAACTCAAGAATCATTACTGTTGATATAGAAGATGTACGTAAGTACAAAAAAGGAGACTTATCATTTGACTTTGGCGATTCTTTATCGTTAACATTAACTCAGAATCTTCAACCTTATATTGATAAAAATAAGTGTGAGTTTTATGTCACTGACTCCAAAGAGTTTTTACGTAAATTGTATGGTGGCACCTTGGGATCTAAGTTTCTTGGTAGCGATCCTAAGAACGTATTTGACTTCATCTACCTTGATGGATGTCACGAACCAGATTATGTTATGCATGAAGCCGCAATTAGTTTTGAATTGTTAAAGAAAGGCGGATTTATTCTATTCGATGATTATGGTTGGGGTAAATGCAGATATGGTATCGAAGCATTCTTGGAATGTTATAAGGGTAAGTACAATTTATTAATCAAGGAATGGCAAGTATTGATTGAAAAAATATGATAAATATTAATAGTTTTGACGAGTTTAAAACTCTGATGAATAATCATAAAAGTTTTACTGTAAGAAGAGGTCGTGACGGATTTGGATCCCAAATGTATGCAACTATTATAGGTTTTTGTATATCAAAACAAATTAATAAACCATATTACTATTCAAGTTTATCGCCGATATCATTGATGAATGTGTCATTGTGGGGAAACTCTACAGAGAAAGCAAATAATGTATTAAGTAAAATAATGAAAAATCTCAACATCGATCACGTTGAGAATAATTCGGGTGGATGTTTAAGTATACAACTTCCATATGGTTGTACAAACGAACAAACATTCTCAGATAAAACTTTATCAGATTTACATAATAGCTGGCCATTACCAAAACCATCCTATTTTGAAAGTGATCATGTTATAAGCATTCATATTCGTAGAGGATTAGATATCATTAAAAAAGATAAACATCGATTTTCAAGATGGGTTGAAGACCCAAACTTTTATAAAGATATGGTTTATAAATTATCAACAAAATATCCAAAATCTAAAATCCATATTTTCTGTTGGGGAGAATGTGGTTTAGAGGATATAAAAAATGATAATTTAACAATTCATAATTCGGGTGGAAATAACTTCATAGAAGACTTTAATGCATTTGTACACTCGGATATGTTAATTGTAGCCGGAAGCACATTTAGTGTAAGTGCCGCGTTCTTTAATAAAAACACAATATTGTGTTCCAGTAAAATTTTGAAATTTAGTTCTCTCGTAGAAGAGAAATGTTATTCATCACCATTTCCAGAAATTTGGGAACAAAATTATAATTCAACGCTTACGTAATGAAAATCCAAATATTAGAACTAGAAAAACATCGTAACGAAACAACATTTAGACCTTATCTAAGTGCAATACAAACGTTTAATGAGTATGGTATTGAATTCGTAAATGAAAACCCAGACATGTATTGGGTTGGTCAAGCATCTGTTGTAAATAAAAAAGTATCTCTTCAAGAATCAATTGATAACGGATGTAAGTTTTTAGAAAATTTGGATGCTCCTTATGTGTTATTTGATGGTCAAGATTCATCATCGTTGATGGGTGTGTGGGACGTATTTAGTAAAATACCAGGCTTTAAATTAGCAAAGAATGTTGTACTAAAAAATTATTCATCTTATACCAAAAAATTTCCAAATGGCAGATGGTTTTGGGGTGAGAGTGAAACTGGATATAGTGTATCATCGGCTGACCTAGAATTATTAAATAAACGATTGGTACATAGTGGCACAAATTGGTTAAATACATTTGGTAACAAGATGGAGTTTGCCAAGATCAATAAAAACAAAAAACATGACGTTGCGGTACTTATTGGTCTATGTCCCGAGAACTATGAATATGGTAATCGGGTGGATGAATATTACAATGGTCCTCGTAGAAAACTATTTGAAGAAGTCAAGAAACTTGATTGTAATGTAATAACCACTGAAGCTACTGGCAAATTAGATAAACAAAAATACATGCAAACTCTATATGATAGCAAACTTTGTATATCACCATTTGGTTATGGAGAAGTAAATATCAGAGAAGTTGAATGTATTGTCGCTGGTACTCCTACTATCAAACCCAACATTGAATGTGTAAAAAGCACTCCATTTATTTATGGTAATGGATTTACATTGGATTGTAAGTCTGATTTCTCCGATTTAAAAGATGTTGTTGAATTTGCATTGTCAAACTACGATGATAGTATCAATTTATTAAATCAGCAACGTGAAGTGTTTTATCATAAATCAACCGATAACTACATCGTTAAACATGTAATCAAAAATATATTGTCATAATGAAACTATCAAAAAAATATGTCATAGGTACTCACGTCATGTTCTATGAAATAGAAATGTACAAGGAGTTTGTTGATGGATTAATTAATCTAATTGACCCAATACAAAACAAAGAAAATATTCATCTACACTTTTGTTTCAACACTTCTCAATATTTTGAAAAGATTGATACCTCAAAGATTGATGTACATCAACTATCCGATAAGTTTTATGATGGTATACAAAAACTCAAAAATATAGGTATTAATGAGAAAAATTTAGTAATTGAGTTAAAAACAGATCACGATGAGATTTACAATGTGGCTGATTATAGAAGAGATCTTAATTACAATTATTGTAAAAAGGTTGATTATATTATGTGGGGTGAGACTGATAGTTTCTTTCCAAAGGAAGCATTCAATGTAATTGAAAGCATTGCACATTATGGATCATCTGCCAATATACACAAGTATATTATTAGCTTTGCTGATCGTAAAATGTGGGATGATTCTTGGAAAGTAACAGAACATGTTGACTACGAAAATGTTAAGTTTATTGATACACCAGATCAAGTAAATAATAAAAATTATGCCAAGTCTCAATTGAGTATAGAAGAAATGAACACGGTAAATGCAAAAACAACTGAATTTGACATTCGTACATTATCTCAACCCAAGATAGATGGTAGTTGTTTGGTATTGTCATCTGACCTAATCAAATCAGGTGTTAATCTTCCACATAGTTTGTTGTTGTATGGTGATGATTCTAGTATTGGTGTTATTGCCAAACAAATCATGGGTGATAAGTTTATTCAGTTTGTAATAAAGAATATTCTAAAGGTTCATGCCAGAAGACATCCCAACAAACGTTTATATATTCTAAATGAAGATAACCCTAGAGGTTTTTGTGGCGATAAAAAGGGTGTGTGGTCAAATGTATTAGATCAACACTCCAAATTTAATCTACACAATATTCTTAAATCCCAAAATAAGTTCTTTACCTTTAAAGACGTTTTTGATAAAATAAACCTATGACTATAGACGAAATACTATCTTTGGTACCAGACAAATTTGAACACAAAACCACCACTTCAAAAAAGTTTAAGCGTGATGTTTTTACATTCTTTGATAAACCCGAGTTCAAAAACAAAACTGCTTTGGAAATTGGATCCAATTTGGGTTATACCACCTTTATTCTAAGTTACCTATTCAACCAAGTATATGGCATCAATGAAAAAGAATTTGACAAGGCCGATGAGTTTTGTAAACAAAATGGTAGAACCAACGTCAAGTTCTTTGGTCAAGATGTATACAAATACGGGCTTCCTGTTGATACTGCCGATGTAATTATGGTGGATGCTCTCCACACCTACGATGCGGTCCAAATAGACGTATATAACGCCTTAAAGTTAAAATCGGACGGTAAGAAGTACTTCATCTTTGACGATGTGGGCGCTTATCCAGAAATTATCAACTCACTCAATGATCTTTTTGAAAAAAATGTTATTAAGCCAATCGTAAAGATCGGTCATAGTGATGAAGAAAAGTTCACCAGGCCATTACATGATTGGGAAGGAGTAATTTGCATCGAAGTATGAACATTTGTTTTATCAGTCAAAATGGTCATAGTGGTAAGTTACCAAGAAACTTTGTAAACTGTCGTACAGAGTTTGCGTGGCAAATTGCTTTGAATGCCGATCACTATAACTTTCAAGAATGGTTTTTATCTAACAAAAATAAAAGTTATGATTTAATTATAGTTTTGTTACCCAAGAAACTTGAAATTGTTGACACAAATATGTTATTAGAAAGTGTCAAATCTTCTGGTAAGAAGGTAACTGTTATGCAAGAAGGACCAGCTTGGTACTATCAAGATTATAATTATGTCAACCAAGTTAATTATATTAACTTTGTGAGTGAGATGGATTTTCTACTAACTCACAATACTAGTGATATTTCATACTTCAAAGGTGTATTTAATAAACCTTCATTCAATCTACAATCTCTTATGATTGAAGATACTATCAAAGATGTACCCCGTGAAAACAACAAGATACCTATTATTGGTGGTAACTTTTGTAGTTGGTATGGTGGTATAGATAGTTACTTTGTAGCGCAAGTATTCAACAAACCCATCTTTATACCAAGTATGGGTCGTAAAATAGAAAACGAAGATCAATTTCCTAGTTTACATCATTTACCATACATGATGTGGAATGAATGGATTAAAGCACTCGCTAATTTTAATGTGGGTATACATTTGATGCGTACTCACGCAGCTGGTACTTTTGCTCTCAATTGTGCATATCTAGGTATACCATGTATCGGATATAAAGGATTAGATACACAACAAATATTACACCCAGAGTTATCTGTGGATATTGGTGACATTGAACAATCAAAAAAGCTAGCAAATAAACTTAAAAACGACATTTCTTTTTATAATTCGTGTTCACAACAATCTAGAGAATTATATCAAATATATTATACAGAACAAAAATGGTTAGATAATTGGAAAACAATATATGAGCAAATCAAAAACTAAAATTGGTATCGTTGGTTATGGATATGTAGGAAAAGCATTTCATACATTTTTCAAAGATCATTATGAGGTTGTAATTCGTGATCCACTTTATCCAAACTCTGTATCCAAGGAAGAAATTAATCAATGTGAATTGGGTGTGGTTTGTGTACCAACCCCATCAAATACTGATGGTAGTTGTGATACGAGTATTGTTGAAGAATCTGTATCATGGATGACCAATCCTATCATTCTCATCAAGTCAACTATTGAAATTGGTACAACTCGTAGGTTGATTGAAAAGTATAATAAGAAGATTGTATTTAGTCCAGAGTTTGCTGGTGAGTCCAAATACTGGACTCCACAGGGTTTTACAACTGATGTTAAACAAACCCCATTCTTTATTTTTGGTTCAGATGATAAATCAGTTGGACATAGATTGGTTGACATTTATATGCCAATCACTGGACCAAGCAAAACATATCGTGTCACAGATAGTATTAGTGCAGAAATCACCAAGTATGTAGAAAACACTTACTTCGCAATGAAGGTTGCGTTTGTAAATGAACTATATGATTTGTGTGAGAAGAGTGGTACTCATTGGAGTGAAGTACGTGATCTATGGTTGTTAGATCCAAGAACCAACAAGTCTCACACAGCTGTATTTGCTAATGAACGTGGTTTTGGTGGCAAGTGTTTACCAAAAGATACAAAGGCTATGGTTGGATATGGTGACAAACTTGGTGTGGATCTATCAATCTTGAAGACCGTATTAAAGAGTAACGAACAAATGGTAAAACAAAATGGCTAAGAATTGCATATTAATGGTCGCTATTGAGGATGAATTATCCAAACATTCTCATAAAACCTATTTTGAACACACCATCAATAGTTGGCAATATTATTGTAACAAGCATAATATTGACTTCTACGTAGTTAGGATCAAGAGACCAGACGTTAAGTATAGTGTTTGGCACAAAGAATTTGTATTTGATTATGTAGGAGATGATTATGAAAAAATCGGTGTTGTTGACTTTGATACAATGATCAAATGGGATGCTCCTAACATCTTTGATTTATACGACGATGAGTTTTGTGGTGTGTTAGACAATGTTTCGATTCAGTGGATTGATAAAAGTCTAAAGGCTTTTAGATCTTCATTTGAAGAGTTGTCTGATGTTCCTATGACACTATCTCAATATATTAACGGCGGAGTATTATTTTTTCATAAATCACACAAACCATTTTTTGAAAAACTCAAGAACTTTTATTTAACCAACAAAGACAAAATGGATAACTGGAGTATTCCAGGTGTTGGTAAGGAACAATCTATCTTGAACTTGTTCTTGGTCAAAGAAGACATCAAAAGAAAAACACTTCCATATTGTTGGAATACGGTTGGTATGGTAAAGAAGGGAATGTTATGGCACAATGATAAATTGGATGATAAAACTACCTTTTTGTTTAAGTATGGGTATATTTGGCACTTCACAGGCATTCCTATTCAAGATAGAAACAATATAATCAATGATGTTTGGAAAAATATAAATCAATTCTACAAATGAAAAATATCATTTTAATACCAGCCGTTGTTTCTGCTAACAACGAAAAGAAACTTCGTAATACTCCACTGATTAACAAGATTTATGAATATAGCATAAATAGTTGGAAGCATTTTGCTAAAAAATATGATTGTCAAGTGGTTGTATTGGATGAACCATTGATGGATACCAATGTTACTAGTTTGGCATGGCAACGTTATTATGCGTTGGACTTGTTGGAACAAAGCAATATTAAGTATAATCAAGTATTGATAGTTGATGCTGATACTATTGTACATCCAAATTGTCCTAATTTCTTTGAATTAACCAACAACAAATATACAGGTGTACACGATGGTGTTGTATATGAATGGGTCATTCGTAGTACCGAGTGTTATAGCAAATTACTATTTAACGATTATAAATTAGATGTGTGGAAATATATCAATGGTGGATTTCAAATATTCAATGAATCTCACAAAGGTCATTTAAACTATCTAAAAGAGTTTTATCTTGAAAATCGTGAACATATTTATCAATTAGAATCTACTATCAAGCTTGGTACAGATCAAACCCCTATGAATTTCTTACTTCAAATGAACAACGTTGACGTAAATATTCTACCATATGAATATAATATGATGGGTTTGTTCTTGACGGATGGTTTAACTGATGATTTAATTTTTACAGATTATGGATGGGTTTACCATTTTAATGGTATTCCTGATACTAGTTATGGTACAAAGGTTGAGTACTATATGAACAAAACCTATAATAAGTTATATAAACCATGAAATATACGATTTGCACCGTTGTTAATGACATATATTGGGATTTTTTATATTATTTTACAAAATCGGCTCTTGAAAAGTGTAACGACATGGCCGAACTAATTGTATTATATACCGGTGAAAATTTCAAAGAAGATCCGATTTTCAATAATAACCGAGTTAAAATTGTCAAATACCATGGATCTATTACTACAAAAAATATATGGGATGAGGGATGGCAAAAAAATATTGATCTTAAAACTCAGTTCTTACGTGACTTAGCTACTAAGAAGGACAATCCTATATTTTTAATAGACGTTGATTGTTACTTTTTACATGAGTTTATTGATGTCATAGATATGACCAAAGATATAGCTGTTACAAAACGTATACATACGTCGCCATATATAGCATCGTTCGTTGGTTTAATTAAACCAAAGGCTTGTTTAGAATTCATTGATGTTTGGAGGCACAACATGAGTAAGATACCAACTGTACCAAGAGAATCTACGGCTTTGGTTCGTACAATTCCATCAATGAAAGATAAAGTTTTAATACAAGAAATCCCAGAAACAACAATCAATTGTATTAATTTTCAGTCAACTCCAACTGAAGCAAGAATTTTACATTTTAAATCACATAAAATTGGAGATGCTATAGAATTAGTAAAGAAAAGACTCGAAAATCTAAAATCTATTGTATAATGTGTAGTTTTTATTTTAGTAATCAATATCTAGGTAATCTTGAAGAACTCAATAAATTCTTGAAACCAAGAGGTCCAGACTATACTAATTTGGTAGAAGTTGATGGTTATACATTGGTTCATAATCTATTGAGTTTGACGGGTGATTTTACTATTCAACCACTAAGTAAGAACAACATACATGTGTTGTTTAATGGAGAAATTTATAACTTCAAAGACTTTGATTCAAACGCAAAGTGTGATAGTGAAGTTATCATAGATCTGTATCAGAAGTATGGCCCAGAGTTTACCAGTAAATTAGATGGTGAATATGCTATTTTGATCTTGGATTTAAATACCAAACGAATCATTTTCTCAGCGGATACCTTTAGAACCAAACCATTATTTTATAGTATTGAAGACAAAGCTATATCTGTTTCTACATATACTACCCCTATCTTGTTATCAAATTTTAAGAAGGCAAATAAGGTAGAAGCCAATACAACTTATATTTATGATATTAAATCTGGTCAATTAACTACCAGAACAATTACTAACTTCAATCTTGACCAATACAAAAATAATGTAGATGATTGGATCTCAAAGTTTGATAGAGCTATTGAAAAAAGAACCAAGTTTTCTGCCGATAAGAAGTTCTTTATAGGACTTAGTAGTGGATATGATAGTGGAATTATAAGTTGTGCGTTGAATAAAACTAGTATTGACTACAAAGCATATAGCGTTGCTGCATCTGAAAATATTGATATAATCAAACAAAGATTTAATATTATCAAGAATAAAGAGTTGATTAATCTTAAAAAGTCTGAATTTGATTATCAGTCTGCAAATTTGTTTGGTATTAAATGTGAAGATTTTACCAGTCAGGATTTGGGTATTAATATAAGATCAGATAAAGCGTGTTATGGACTTGCTCATATTTGTACATTAGCTCAACGAGATAGTAGAAAAATATACATATCTGGTCAAGGTGCCGATGAGATCATTTCCGACTATGGTATGAACGGCAATAAAATCTATGGTCATAGTACATTCGGTGGTGTGTTTCCATCTGATCTAAGATCCATCTTTCCGTGGAAAAATTTCTTCAAAGGTACTCAAGAACTTTATATATCTAAAGAAGAATATGTTGCGGGATCGTTTGGTATAGAATCAAGATATCCATTCTTGGATTTGGACTTGGTTCAGGAGTATTTAAACTTATCCACCGATGTAAAAAATAAAAAGTATAAGCATGTAATCCACGAATATTTATTGAGAAATAACTTCCCATTTGAACAAAACAAAAAAATTGGGTTTCAAGCAAATAAAAATTTACAATAGTTATGTTATTATATAATAATACAATAATCGATATTTTAGATGGCGGTCTAGGTAACAAATTCAATGGCTTGTTTCAGGGAATCTATCTACATAAAAAATTAAATAAGAATCTAGTAATTAATAATGTAAGAAATCATTCAAGCGATTTTAATCTAAAATTATTATTTGACTTTGATTATGAATATATCGAAAATACTATAACCGAGTTGGATAATAAACTAGATCTTGGTATTCCAATTTATTTGCATAAAAATCATTTAAACTATAAAAGACGAGTTATAGTAAATAATAATAATTATGTAGACACAACATTTGTATTTTTAACAGATAGTCTCGGTGTGTCGGGTGATATTTTGAAAGAATGTTATAAGAGTATAAAAATAACACAATCTATACTGGATCAGGTTTCTAACTTTGTTAACCAATATAATATTTCAAAAGAAACTCTAAGTTTACACATACGTGGATCTGATAGTCCTGGTAGAGATGAAAATATAAGAACATCGCTTGATTTTATATCAAAAAATAAGGATAAACGATTTTTTATTTGCACCGATGAAAAAACAATCGAAGATCAGTTGAGAGGCAATCCTAATTTAATATTTTACAACAAAACTAGTTATACAGAAAAGTATGACAAATCGGCCGGTTGGAATGGTGCTATAGTTGATAATGATAATAGAAAATGGAACTATAATGCAGCACGTAACGAACAATCTATAGTAGAAGCGTTTATTGAGATGTTAATATTATCAAAAACTACATGTTGTAGTAATAATCGTAGTACATTTTTAGCTTGGTCTAAAAGATTTGGAGAAAGTGGATTAATATGAATATAGAAGAATCAAGAAAACTAGAGCGAGATAAGTATGAATCTATCTACGTAGATAAAGATCAACACTATAGAAAAAGAAATGATTCCAGAGGATATGGTCGAGGACATTTTGGAAAAAACATAATCCCACACATTTTGAGCTTAAAACCCACATCAGTTTTAGACATAGGATGTGGGTTTGGATACTTCTGTAATGATGTACAAAAGTCAGGTATTGAAAAAGTATATGGCATGGACATTGCTTCTGTAAAAACCGGCAATGTTATCAATAATCCAAACATCCAATTTATAGATGGTGAATCACATCATATTCCTTTTGAAGATAACTCTATTGATATAATAACATCATTTGATTGTTTAGAACACTGTTTGGAAAACGATATAGATGTAATTTTTGCAGAAATGAACCGAGTTGTTAAAAATAGATGTGTGTTTTCTATTGCATATAGACAATCAGGTGAAGATACAAAGGGGGTAATACTTCATATGACAGTTAAACCAGAAAGTTGGTGGATTGAGAAATTAAATAAACTATTCACCGTAGAGAAATCGGGTAGTTATCTGATATGTATTAAACGATGAAAATCAGTTTTATTTTACCCAGCAGAAATAATCTAAAATACTTGAAGTGGTGTTATGACGCAATTCGTTTAAATTTGAGTCACAAAGAACACGAAGTATGCGTTGCTGATGATGCTAGTAGTGATGGAACTTGGGATTGGTGTCAAGAAATGATTAAATCAGACCCATGTTTCAAAGCTATTCGTAATGATGGTCCAGAACGAAAGGGAATGACTGAATTGTACAACACATTGGTTCAAGATGTAGCTACCAATGATGTTGTTATGATTTATCATGCCGACATGTACATTTCAAAGAACGCGGACTTGTTGATTGAAAAACATTTAAAACCACAGACCATTGTGTGTTTGACCCGTATAGAACCTCCTCTTCATCCCGGTGGACCAGAAAAGATCGTGCAAGACTTTGGTATGGAACCAGAAACCTTCAAACAAGAATCGTTTAATAAGTGGATGATTGACACAAAATTATCTCGTAAAGAAAAGATTACTGAAGGTGTGTTTGCTCCATGGGCAATTTATAAAGAAGACTTTAATAAGATAGGTGGTCACGATTTACTATTTGCTCCGACTTCCAAAGAAGATAGTGATATATTCAACAGATTTTTATTGAGTGGATATAAGTTTATTCAGTTGTGGGAAGCTTGTGTATATCACTTAACTTGCAGAGGAAGTAGATTCAATCCAACCATTACTTCAATTGGAAAAGATAGTGAAGAGTGGCAAAATCAAAATGTCAAGAGTGCTAGAAACTTCATTCGTAAGTGGGGCCACTTTGTAAAACATAATGACACTATGAAGCCAATCGTTCCAAATAGATATGACGTTGGTTTTGTAGTCATGAATATTGATGAATATAAACTACTTCTATTAGAACCTTGGTGTGATACCATTTATTCTGATGCACCATATGAACGTTATACGAATGCGGAACAAAAGAATACACGAATTGATATTTCCAAGAAACTAAAAAGTCTTGAGGATCAACGTACAAATGATGTGTTGATTGAGTTTGATGCTACAAAATTAACCAATCAATCTTTTGAGTTTTTCAACGTGATACAATTGATGTTGGAAGATAGTGGACAGATTGGTGTCATGGAATATGACATTTTTAAAATCAAAGTTAATAAGTTAGTTGATTATAAAAATAATCTGATTCACACAAATAATGATTGGTATAAAAAGAAACTATTGATTAAAAATGGGTTATGATTGGGTCAGATTTTAAAAATAGTTGGTTGGGTTGGAATAATCTTCCTGAAATAAGAGAAGGTAGGTGTACCGATGGCTGTCTAGAGTATATGTACAATATACTTAAAATTGCTTGTCCAAAAAGTATATTAGAAATCGGTTTTAATGGAGGACACTCAGCTTGTTGTTTTTTAAATGCCAGTCCATCCGCAAAAATGTATACATTCGATATATGTAGATGGGGAATAGAAGAAAAAGCATTGTCTGTTTTAAAAGAACATTTTGATATAAATTTAATAAAAGGCGATTCTATATACAAGGTTCCAGAATTTTTGGAAAAGAACAATTTATTATTTGACTTAATTTTTATAGATGGTTGTCATGATTATGATATTGCTTTATTAGACATTAAGAACACCATGAATTTTTTAAATAATGATGGTATTTTAATCGTTGATGATCTACATATGGGCGGAGTTTATTCCGCAGTAACCGATTCCGGGATAGATAATATCTATAATTCTAATGTTGTGGAAATAAAAACTAACAAAACAAATACTTCTACAAAGAAATCTCAATTGTATTGTAGACCCGAATTATTAAACATAAAAAAAAATTTAGAAACTATTGTGAGACCATTTGTAATATTTAAAAAAGGAAAACTATGAACTTAGCAGATTTTAATATTCCCTTAATTTTCTGGATATCATTTATGATGGTAGTGTGGTTTGAAAGTGATATTATTCAAACCATTGCAACTCTAACCAATACAAGAAACTTACTAAAGATAAATGAGTTTCATAAATACAAAATGGAAGTTGATGTGATGTCAAGTTATTCAGATTTTCTATATAGTATGTACCCAAGCTACTTTACCAAGTTAATATCTTGTCCAATTTGTTTATGTTTTTGGTCAACACTAATAACATCCAATCTTTTAGTATATGGTGTTGGTTATAATCAAATCTATGGTTTGTTGATATTTTCTATTAATTATATATCTAGTTTAACTATTTATTTAATTATTAAGAAGTTGTTATGACCATAAGTAGCTACCAGCAATTTTTCAATTCTATCAAAGGTAAGAATCTTCCAATAGAAGGTCAATTATCCAATTGCATTACTTTGTTAAATAATATTTGTAGTTGTAAGAAACAACAAAAGGCTAATAAATCAGAAGAATGTAATGTGTTGTACATTACATTCATCAAGACACAATCAGATGCCTATATTAATTTATTTAGAACAATGACTATAGATGAGTTTATTGTATTTAATCATAATGCTCATCACGAAATCAAACGTATAAAATTAAGATAGATTACTCAGTACGTTGATTTCATACAAAGCATCAGTTACAATTTTTACAATCGTTGGATTCTTCGTAATATCTCCGCCTTGATTTGATACATCTTCCCACTCAATTTTTAGATCTGCACGTTTTCTAACTTTTGGATCATTGACTAATTCGTGTTCGTTTGGTGCAGTCTGATAAACCTTGGTTTGTTTATTTTTGCTAAATCTCTTACCTTGAGGCATAGGAGACATTACATACTTTGTTAAGTGAATTAACTTACCAGATTGCTTCAATTGTAACCAAGCACATTCATCTTCAATATAGTGATCATATCGTATATCAGTAACAAATGCTATATCAACTTTTGATTTACCAAGACGTTGTTCAACCTTTTGAGTCCAATATTTTCCATCACTGATTTTACGCATTACATCACCATATGCAACCAATAGTGGTCTGATAATGTTTTTCTCTTCGGTATTTTCTGTAAAAGCATCAATACCTGTTTTTGCATGAATCAAATCTTTAAGATCGCTTTTAAGCTCATAGGCCAAAGCAAATCTCTCTGTTTTAATACCATGTTGTTTTAATACTTCTTGTGCTACGGTTGTAAACAAATCTTTACCACTGCGAGCAACTCCTGATATACCAATTAATTTCATATTATTCAAATAACTTCTCTGTTTCTTTTTCAGAATAACCATGTGATTTGATCAACTCAATCAATTTGATTAAACCTTCTTCGTAAGAAATAAATATGTTGTAATAATCTACAGCATCCTTGGTTCCTACATTAAAATATGTACAAAGACAATTAAGTATTGTCTCATTTACTGCCTTCTTGCTACTCTTGATATATGGATTAAATCCATAACTCTTTGGTAAAGTATTAATTAATAGTTTATAGAATTGTTTTTCAGGCAATACCTCAAAGTATTTTGATACATACGAAATTTCCTCAATAATTGTTTTGTCCATACTAAGTACACGTAAAATCATATACTTATTAAATGTTTTTTGGTCAGATTCACTCAACGAATTATAATAATCAGGATCTTGTGTTTGTCGGATATGTTTCACATGATCAAACAAACCTTTAACCTTTATTGTTTCTTCCGTTGTTTTCTTTTTTAATTTCATTACTACTCATTCTAACCCTACGTTTTAATTCATCAAGATCTTTTACCATCTTGATTCGTTCAGCCGCAAGAATTTCCAATATTTCAACCATATTGGTTTGCAAATCATCAAACTTTTTTACAAGTTTGTATGTGATAACAATCGATGTAATAGAAAATGTGGTTGCTACTATTAGCAGCAACCACATAATAACATCGTTAGATGTTGTTTGGTTCATTACTTGGTAGCAGACTTAGCGGAAGTAGCGGTCTTAACTGAGGTAGCAGACTTAACTGGTGCGGTCGAATTAGACATATAACCAGCATTCAAGACCTCACGTAGTGCCTTAATCTGGCGACCATCTAGGTCAACGCGGGTCTTACCACTACGCAATGTCAAACGTGAAGCCTTCTTGGCCTTCGCTAGAGGAGTGGAGAGGTAAATTTCAACACCAGCGGTGTTATGGCCTACGAAGTTAGTCTTGTTACGAGCGTTTGTACGAGTATACATATTATTTTTTTCTTTCTTTTTTATTTGTTTATTTTTTGTTTCGTTAGTGTATCACCAACTTATAATTACTATACACTATTAGTTGTGTTTCGTCAACATCTTTTTCAATCAAAGTTGAAATTCTTTTTCAAACCTTTCCAAAGCATAATCCTTAGCCTTGAATTCAAATTCAAAGTCCACATCTAAATCAACATATTCAGTTGGCAACTCACGTACATAATCACCATGCGCACGTGGGTTTTTGTTGGTAAGGTCGTTGTCGCTAAAATGGAACAATGATCGGTTGGGCCATGTTGATTTGGCAAGCATTACCGCATCTTTGGCAGACAACTTGCCTGGATTACAACGTTGGTGCAAATTATCATACGTGATTGGAATACCAGTCTTGGTATAAATAAAGTCATAAAGCTGTTGTACATTCCAACTATTAGGCTTGTCTTCATTTTCCAAGACTAACCGTGATTTTACATTGATTGGTAAATTATTGTAGACGTTGATGAATCGATTTGCAATTTCTTGTAGGTCACCTTTGTAACAATTCATATGGATGTTTATAGGAGCATCATATGATTGTGGAAGACCAAACAAGTCCATCATAGTAGCATGTTTGGTTAATTCAATGATAGATTTAGCAGATACACCTGGGTTACCACTAGCTGGTACAACAAATTGATCGGGGTGTGTACTGCACCGAACATTATATTTCTTGATAATATCAGATGCAATCTTGAATTCTTGAAGAACAAGAGTATAGTCTGGAAGTATATTAAGAGAAAGATTAGCTTCTGGAAGTGTAGCTAGTGGAAATAGATCGCTACTAATTCGATAATTCCAATTACGTTTACCACAAAATTCAATAATCTTACGTGTAACAATTACATTATTAAGTGTACGTTTGGATACAATAGATAATGCTTCTTTGCGTTCTAAGGCAAGAAAACGAGTTTTGGTCATGGTGTTAGCTTTAACACCTTGTTCTTGAAGTTTTAGGGAGATACAACACAATGATTTTTTCATTGTATTCAATGTAACATGGATTTATAAAATGTCAATATTAAACTGATCCACTGACAACTGATCCGGTGGCACAACAATTAATTCCGCATATTGGTGTAAAATAGCCAGTAAATGTCCAATTCTTTTCATCAGTTTTACTGGTTTTTTGCCAAGTAGCATATTTATTTACACCTTGAGATAAAATATATTCATATTGATTGGTTAAATCTGAATATTCATCACTTAAGCTTATAAATTCACTACTATTGTTTTTTCTATAAAATATCTTATTTTTGTATTTTGTTAGTAATTCACCTTGTTCACCAGTAAAAATATCAGTTGGAGCATCATCTATTTGCGATTTACTTCTGGCGGTTTGCGCAAAATTAGCAATTTTCTGGATAAATTTTTGAAACCTATCTGAAAATGTATAATTTGAATTGTCGTTGTTACTCGCCATATTTACTATAATAAATAGTAAATGACTATCTTCCCACCTCACTAAAATAGGTATTTTTAGCAGTTTGATAATCCATACCAATCATTTGGTTATAATAAAGAATATCATCCTTTAGTCTATTTTCAGCTTTCAAAGTCTGATATCTAGCAATTGCCTTTGCTTTCCACCACTCCAAAATAGCCTTTTGTGTGTATAAAGGATTGAATATCAATTTACTTTCATCAATCTTACTACACAAAAAGTCTTTGGTGTTCTTATATGGACAAGCATAATATGTACCCCGTTCAAATCCATGTACATAGGTGCTTTGTTTAATACCCAACTCTGAGAAAATCATACTAATAACCCTAGCTTTTGCTCCGGTTACAGGCCCACTTACACCTTCTCGTTGTGTCATAGCCTTTTGATATTTATCAGCTTTATTGGTTTTAATCCAATCATGCCAAACTTTATAAATAACATCATCTGGTTTAATAGACATCTTACCGGCGCTTGCACCACACTTATGCCACCATTTTAGACTATTATACATACTATAACTGCCGTAAAGGCTCGTTGTAGTGATTCCAACCAAAAGCTGGTCATATAGAGCCTGCCATGCGTTCCTGACCGTCTCTGCCGTGACTAAAGCAGCAATTAACTTACCTCCTAGGAAATTATATCCAAAAGGTTGGGTGCTCATGATACAACTACCAATGGCACTATGAGCCAATCGTTTTTTCTTCAACTTATCATCTGCAGTCCAACCAATATATTTATCTCGGTCAGTAATAGTAATAACATCACTGGACATACTAATGACTCCCAAATATCTTGGATTGTCTAGATTGCCATCTGTAATTAGAAACTTTACGAATCTACCAGGCGTTTGAGCAAACTCCATAGTATGAACAAAGGTTCTAAGCATCAACCAATCATTCTCTAGGATTTTATTGTTTACATGTACAACGGTAGGATTTAAGTCTTGGATCTCTTTGATAGTCAACGACTCATTGTGAATATCGGTTGGAGTCCAAATTTTGGCTTTGACCTGAGAGGCTCTTGAAGAGTAGTTATTTAACTCTTGTACCTCAATCCATTTTTTGTAAAAGGTTTGTTCTTCTACACTCATGGATTTTAAAAAATCCAAGTTCTCAACCAACTTTTGTTTGTTAACATTATAATCAAATGCTTCAATCCCGAAAAATTCTTGCAGTGCGTCCATATTTATATATATCCTATCATGAAGTACAAAAAAATCAATCCCAAAGAAGATACATTCTACATATTCGAAATATCAAGTATCAAGTATGTCATTTATGATAGTGATATGAATGAACCAATTTATTATGGTAGTTGGAATATGGTTGAGGGTATCATAAAGAATATAAAGAAACACTCCAAGAAAGCAAATATTCTTTATTATGTAAAAGATAAAAGCGGACCCCTGTTAATGAGTCCGCTTTGGTCACATAAAGGTGAATGATTAAGCAGTTACCTTTTCTGTTGAGACATTTTCAACACCAACTGGTGTTGTTTCCACAACCTTATTGTCAATCTTTACTACATTAATATTTAGTCCGTCTTTGATAAGACATCCACGATTCTTTGCTTCAAGAATATGTTGTTCAGTGATTGGTGTACAAGCAAGTACTACACGTGGACGGCCCTTACCATTATGCAAATAACCAACCTCACCAACTTGTCCATTATCAATGGCCTTCTTGAGGCGAACTCGTAAAGTAATGTTTACGAAATCACTATTTGCGTTGTTTAGTTCTTCAATAGAAAACAGGTTGGTTGGCCATGTTACTACTAGGTTTGTCTTATTCTTACGATCTGTCTTTTTCATTTTTTATCCTTGTTTTATTGTTATACTGCGATTTAATTAAAGTCTACCACGATTATATCATCTGTCAACACTTTCTACCATCTTTTTATTAAGAGTAGAAACAATCTGATTTAAATTGTTAAAGTTAATAAAATTACTATCTTTACCATACATAATTTTGAACAAAGCACCATATTCAGTTGAGTTTATTGGTCCTGCATATTCGGTTACAAAATATGAAATAACCTTGTATCCTGATGTAATAATCTTCTGCACTTGTTTACGAGTGTGTTGTGCAGCACTAGCACCAGTATATGAAACATTTGATGTTGATGTAACAATATTAAAACATGGTTCTCCATCACTAATATTGATAAAGTAGTTTTCACTATTCACATCACACTTTGGCAAATGCTTCATAATAGCTTCATAACACAATCCTTCTGGAGTAGTACCACTAGTTAAAATATATGGAAACAAATTTCTAATCTTAGAAAACTTATCCTTACGAGAATCATAAGCCATAACTACATATGGATTTTTACCATAAGTACTACGAATACTGATACTCACATTAATATTTTCAAGCATAGTAGCTGCCTTTGCAATAGTGGTACACAACTTGATAGTATTATTCCACTTCTGACCAGACATACTAGAACTAGCATCCAAGCTAATATGAAAATTCATGCTCTTGTACTTATGTACAGCCGTAGTGTAAAATATATTTTCTACACCCGCACCGATTTCATGTAAAATACGCTTGTCAATCTTACCAGTTTGACGACGACTAAACTTATCTACATTAATTTCATTACGAAACTGAATTCGTTTTGCTAGCTTAACTCCCATAACAATACCCATATTGATATGCTTTTGAAGTTCAATATCTAGATGAGCTTCAGTCTCATTTGTTGATTTAAGATGTTTAGAATAATATGAATTATACACAACCTTCTTCAGAGGAAACTCGGATGAATCAATCAACTCACGGGTTAGATTCTTCACAACAATGCACTCAACAGCACCAGTGCCACCATAGTTACGAACATAATCTTGAGCAACATCTAAGATTTCAACTTGACTCTTTTCCAAAACATCAAGCAAATTTTTTTCTTTCTTGGAAACCTTTTTCTTTACAATCTTACCATTTAAGAAATCCTTCTGTTTAGAAAAAGCCTTATCGATCTTATTCTGTTTGGTCTTGCTTACATTTGGATCCTTGCCAATATTCTTGTTTGGGTCTTCTTGACTGGTTATGGATGTAGAATTACCTCCAAAAATATCATCTGTATTAGAAGCATTTGAATTTGATGATGAATCTGATGAATCACCCATAGCAACTGGGGTTGACGAATTGTTATTATCATCGGTGTTAGGAGTGCCATTTGGATCGGGTGTACCATCTCCATCATTATTCTGATTAGATGGACCATTTTGTTTGACATCAGATCCCTGTTTGATATTAGAAAATGCAATTTCTGCAATCTTAAATGCAAGATCATAACGACTTTTTGCAGAGTCCAAACGAACAATATTACTCAAATCGAGTAGTTTAGCAATATCATACAATCCAGGCAAAGCATTTAGATCGGTATTAACATTGGTCAAATTAATAATACGATAAGAATATGACTCAGTTGTTGGTGTACAATATAGTTTGCTATTCAAACCATCATCGATAACCTTGCTGTTAAAGTACTTATCGTAAAGTGACTGATAATAACCACGATAACCAGGAGCAGACTTATAGATACAATAATCGATAAATCTATCTTCAATGTAATTAAAAGTCATCTTACAAAACTCAGCAACCTCTTCCTTTGAAATGTTCAAAGGTTCAGTTAGATTGTAAATACTACGAGGAACATTGCTATACAGATCCTTGTATAATTGCATGTCGCTATAAACAATATGACTAGCTTCATGTAGTGCCAATCCGACAGCTACATCAAAATTATTCTTGTTGTTTACATCACTACCGATATAAACCACTTCACCATCGGTGCAACTCACATTACGATCATTAAACATTACTGGAATAGATTTACCAGTAAGAATGGTAACGTAATTTGAAATTGCACGGCGAGCAGACGACAACCTAATGAGATCAGCAGTAGCTTGAGTATCAGATGATGATACATCTACCATATCCGAATCATCGCTGAAATCCCAATCGATGTCATAATCTTTAAGCCAAAAGTCGCTGTAGTTACTCATACTATGTTGTCGTCTATTGTTATTGTTTATTTATTAGAAAGGAGGCTGCTCAGTCTTTACAGGATCATTGAACAACGTCGCCTTTGTTTCGATCTTTACATACTTCTGTACTAGCTGACGTAGATAGGTCCGTTCACTATCCACGCCACCATCTTCACTAAAGTTAGGATATATCGTGGTCTCGGCGATTTCAAGCAAATTAAATCCATCAACGATCAATTCTGCAATTTCCACAGTGGTACGAGTTGGAATAAAGTTGGTTAATTTGCTGTCATCTTGTTTGATCTGCTTACGGGTATGATCAGCAATTTCACAAATAGCTTTGAGAATCTCAAGATGTGAATCATCCGTCAGTTTAAAACGACTCTTAAGTAGATTAAACTCAACGTCCTTGTCAAGAGGAGTCATTTCAATCTTGACTGGAAAACGTGAAAGTAGAGCACGATCCATTACACGGGTAGCGGTATATTCGTTACCTATGTTAGCGGTGGCGATAAAGGTAACACCTTCAGCAACCTTAACAATCTCACAATCTTCCTTTTCATCCAAACGAAGATAACGTTGTAGATCGTCTAACACAGTCATTAGAATATTTACACCATCGTGATGACTACGAGAAATTTCGTCAAGAAGAATAATAGCATTTGGAGTACGAATAGCTTTAATGAAGGTTGACTCCTTGAATAAAGTACCAGTGTTCTTGTCGAAGTGAGTATTACCAATCAAAGCACTACGAGCATCCTGCGTAGCACCAAGATTGAAATAGAAAAACTTTTCTTCCTTATTTAGGACGTTAGCAATAGTTTGCGCAGCGAGAGTCTTGCCACATCCGGTAGGACCAAGAAGTAGAATGTTCTTGCCACGAATAGCAGAACGTACCATGTACTTCCACTTGACATCATCCATAATCAACGAAGATGGACGAAGGTTGATACAAGTATTGAGATATGACTTGATATCAAAATCAGCTGCGGTTGTCAGGTTAGCGGTATTTTTCGAATTTTTCATATTGAATGTCTCTTAACTACAATCAGTCTACCACCACTTTTTTGAATGTCAACGGTCCAAATAAAAAAACCACCAAAAAATGGTGGTTTGAGTTTATATTTAAAATGATACTATCAATGATGATGGTGATGATAATGATGCACTGGACGACCCCAACCACCATATACAACAACTACTGGTTGTGGTTGTACATATACTACAGGTTGAGGTTGTACTACTACAGGTTGTACATAAACCACTGGCTGTGGTTGAACATACACTACAGGTTGTGTATAAACCACTGGTTGTGGTTGTACATATACAACTTGTGTTGGGGGATTTACAATTCGATCAATAACGTGAATTACTGCGACTCCAGTCAATACTTTACCAACCGTAGCCCATTCTCTATCTCCAGCAAATGTTTGAGAAGCTAGAGTTGCACTCAATGCGGCGATAGTAATTAATTTTGTCATATTTATCCTTTTTTAGGTATACCCTTATAGTATACCAAATTTAAAAAATTGTCAACTACTTCTTTTTAGCTTTACCACCCTTGGTATATTTAATAACTAACTTCTGTAAATTCTTTGGTAGAGTTGGTGGTGTATAGCTTGGCTTTGGACTCTTGTGTTGAACTTGAGTTTCAAACTTACCAACCGCACGCATTGGTTGATCTGGGTTATCTTTCTCATCGTTCATGTTCTTAGCCTTAATGTTCTTGACCACCTTGTTGTTCTTTTCTGGATCAACTAGATTTTGTTCTCCAGCTGCTTTATCGGCCTTCTTACCACCTTCTTTATCTTTACTATTTTCTACATTACGTTCGTAAGCAGCATCTACGTAGTTTAAATCTTTAGACGCTAAATATTCTTTTACGAATTTCTTAACATCGTCAAATTTCATGAAAAGCTTCTTGGTTCTATCAGTAGAGTCTTTAAATGCTTGTACATCGCAAATACCATGTTCTATTGGTCTAATACTAATATGATATGGTTCACAATCACATATATTGTAATTGCCAGCATCGTCGAGTTCAATAGGTTTCTTGATTTCTTTTGATAATTCGTCGATTAAATCATTCCAAGAAGACGGAGCATTTGTATATTTTTGCTCCAATGTTTCTTTTACCAGTTTATTGACTAATTCTTTAGAAGACTTCATATTAATATACATATAAATAGTATTTGATAGTCAATTATTAATCTTTTTTATCATCTAATATTTCTATATGTCCAATGTACCCATGATTATCATTTCTGGTGGCCACTGCTTTAACATTGTATATAGTACCTTCTCTATCAATCATTCTGTATATACTAACACTACTTCTTTCATCTTTAACAGATCTGGCCCATTCTTTTTCAACCATTTCCAAATCTTCACTAAAAATGCCATTTTTCCACCCATTGCCTAAGAAATAATCCACATCGTGTTTTAATAATTGACAATATTTTTCATTTACCCACGTACATTTACCTTCAGTGTCACATTCAAATATTGGTTCCGGCCTATTATCTAACATCCATTTTTGTCGTGTACATATAGTC